AAGGACCATCTGCGCCTGACATTTTTAATTGTTTTATTAACGCTTCTTGATCGCCTAATATTTTTTTATTAAGTACAAGTGCTTCTCTCAAACGACGTTCGTAATCTGCTTTATCTGCTCTATATATTACTCCTTTTACATCTCTTTTAGGTAAATATGAAAGTATTCTTGACACTACCGATGGCTTTCCACTATCAACAAATTCTCTATTATATGTATCTAAACTTACTTTGTTTAACATTTTAGAGAGAAACGCAGGAACCATCTGCTCATAACCTTTGGCTTGCCTTCTAGATTTCTGTTTTTTTCTTAAATTTCTCCGTTTTCCAACTTTTCTTGTTTTTGCCATATTATAATATATTAAAATATTAAAATATTTTTAATAAAATTGTATTATTCTAATACATTATAAAACCACTCACTAAAATAAAACTTTTTATAAGGTTGTGATCCATTTTTAATTAATTCATTGAAATTATATTTTCTATCATAGTCATTAGAACCGCCATCAAGTCTATAAAATAATAGATGATCGGTCAAATCACAACTTAAAACATCAATATATCCCATACCTCCATATTTATATCCAATATCAAAGACATTAGTTTGTCCCTTAGCACAAATTACTTTATAGCGTTCTAATGCTTCATTTAAACTCATAATAGTCCATTGCCCATAATATATTTCTCTTTTTTGATGTCCTAAAATTTGATATAACATTTTAATATTTCTATTTAGTCCTTCTGGAATTTGTGCATCAACAAATAAATTATTATGTTGGCAAAATTTTATAGCACTATTATCATTCATAAAGAAGGGTTTATTTGTTGATATATAATCAATACTTGAAATAGTTGTATTTTCTAACACCGCGAAAATTTTATTAATTTGTTTCGATTTTTTATCAGTTAAACTAGACATTGATTAATAGCAGTTATTACTTTTAAATACTAAAAATATTTATTTATAAATATTAATCAATTTTTTTAATCAATTTTTTTTAAAAGCAATAAATTATGTTCTAATTGTTTTGTAAATTTGAACTTTTCACTATTTTTTCTGCGTCTTTGTAAATTACATTTTAAACAACAAATTATCGTATTAGCATTACTATGTTCATCATAATTATTTAATCTATCAAGAGTCCATTGATAATTATCTCTCAAATTTTTAAATAATATTAGTGTTTTACTGTTACAATAATAACATCTCATATTATAAGCAACCAATTTTTCTATAATATTTTCTAGTGTTATAAAATTGTCATAAGCATCATATGTTTTTTTTTTGTCTTGTTGTTTATATGAGTCCAACTTATTTTTTAATGCTTGAACAAAATATTTTTTTTCATCAAACACATTGCCATTAAGTAATTTATGTAAGCATAATAATTGCTCTTCATAATTATCATACATATGAATTATAGTAGCACTTATATCTGTAATATTGTCTTTTGAATTAGCAAGTGATGTTTTAATTTTATCCAATAATTGTACGTATGATTTTTTTTCACTTATTGACTTATTATTTGTAATAGTTTTATTTATTTGAGTTTCATTTATTTGAGTTTCATTTATTTTAAAACCTTCTTCCAAACTTTCTTTTGCAGTCTCCATTTTATTATAATTTAATGTTTTAGACAATTTACATAAAATTATTTTGCTCATTAACCAATTATATGTTATTATTATTTTATATTTTATTTTTAATATATTAATATATGATTATTATATAAAATTATAAATATAATAAATATAATAAAATAATGCTAGCATTAAAAGAAGAACTTCCACAAGAAATTACCAATGAATTAACCAATCCCGAGACAACTAATACACTAGATGAAATTATACAAGGAAAATCTAACTCTAAAAACAATTTATCTGACAAAAATAAGAAAGAAAAAACCGATTATTGTAAAGAATTAAAAAATATTGCTTATAAAACAATGTTGCTAAATGGGCACGAAATAGTTCCGGATGTAAATAATACTAACAATAATACTTTATCAAAATACTTAGAAGATGAAACTTGTGCCAATCAAAAAGAAAATTGGAGCAAACTAGATAAAACACAAAAAGTAAAAAAATTAATAAATCATGTAGAAATATTAGAAAAAAAATATACATTAAATGAAGACGAAACAAGTAAATGTAAAAAATATTTGCTAAAATGTTTAGAACGTAAAGCGCTAACTAAGGTAAAAGACGTTAATTATGATAAAGAAAATGGAATTATTACTAGTATTCCAAATTTACATTTTGATAATAACAACAGAATTTTTACTTTAAAAAAAGATGATAAACATATATCAACAGTAAAATGCTTACCACAAGAAAATAAATCTAAAGCTAAAACTATAAAAATACTTGAATAAAATACTTGGATAAAAATACTTGAATAAAAATACTTGAATAAAAATACTTGGATAAAAATACTTGGATAATTAAATCTTATAAAAATTGATTTAAGTTATTATTAATTTATAACAACTTAATAATAATTTAATAATATTATTAGTTATGAACTTAAATAGCTATAATAAATATTTTGCTTATTTAATTACCAAATTTAATATTGAAAGTATATTAGATCTTAAAAACAAAGAAATAACAATTAACTATTCTCAATTTTTAATAAGTATAATAGACTATATGTTGAATTATATTAATTCAGATTTGTTACAAATAATGTATTATGACTTATATGATGAAATATATGAAACTATTTATGACCTATTAGTTGTCCAATATATTGAGACCAACTTATTAAGTAAGTTATTTAATATTGCTATTAATGAAGCAAATAAATTATTATGTTTAACTATTAAATTATGTCAAAATATAGTATTCAAATTTTATATACCAAAAAGGTCATATAAAAAAACATACATAAGAAAATTAAATATGACAAAAGATTCTCATAGTTTTATTAAAATTAAAGCGCAACTTAATTATTTAAAAAATATTCCACAACCAGAACAAAGAAGCGATGAGTGGTATATTTTTAGAAATTCAGCACTTACAGCATCTAATATATATAAAATTTTTAAAAGTGAATGTAGTCAATCAGAACTAATTATTGAAAAATCAGAACCATTAGACGTAAATAAATTTAAAAATACTAACTTAAATTCTCCAACACATCACGGTCAAAAATATGAACCCATTTCTATATTATATTATGAATATATTAATAATACATGCGTATCTGAGTTTGGATGTGTAAAACATCGTAAATATAGTTATATTGCGGCATCTCCAGATGGTATTGTGTGCGATGAAAGTAGTCCTCTTTATGGTAGAATGCTTGAAATTAAAAATCCATTTTCAAGAGAAATTGATGGTGTTCCAATGCCAGCATATTGGATACAAATGCAATTACAAATGGAAGTTTGTGATTTAAATGAATGCGACTTTTTAGAAACCGGATTTACAGAATATTTAACACAAGAAGATTATTTAGATGATATTTCTGATCATTATCGCGGTTTTATTATGCAATTTTGTAATACAAGTGGGGATGTATATTATGAATATCCACCATTTGCTATGAGCAAAATTGATACTGATGAATATAATAGTTGGTTTCAAGCGCGACTTATTAAAAATAATGATAAAATATATGTAAGAAATATTTATTGGAAATTAGAAAAAATTAGTTGTGTATTAGTATTAAGAAACAAGTTATGGTTTAAAAATGTTCAACCGGCCATTGAAATATTTTGGAATAATTTAATTGAAGAAAAAGAATCAGGAAGTTATATTGAGCGCATAAGTAAAAAGCAAAAAATGAAATACGAAGAAACTAAAGAAAAAAGTGATTTTCCAAAAGTTGGATGCTTAATTAAAATATAATATATTGTTATTATTTAAAATTAATTTATAAATATTATTAGTTATAAATTAATAATGAGAAATGCTAAACCTAATGATTTAGATATGTATGTTATTAAGCGCAATGGAAAACGAGAAGCAATCTCTTTTGATAAAATTTTGAAACGAATTAAATCATTAGGAAAACATTTTAATTTACAACATATTATTTTTGCTCAATTAGCAATAAAAGTAATCGATCAATTATATGATAATATTCAAACTACTAAAATTGACGAATTAACTGCGGAACAATGTGCTTCAATGTCATCAATTCATCCAGATTACACCAAATTAGCAAGTGCTATTGTTATATCTAATTTACATAAAAATACAAGTAATTGCTATTATGAAACTACTAAAAAATTGTATGATTATAGGGATAGTAATAATAATAGTTTTAGATTAATTAAATCATCTATAATGGAAATTATAGAAACACATAAAGACACTATTAATGCTATGATTGATTATGAACGAGATTATTTTTTTGATTATTTTGGATTCAAAACATTAGAGCGCGCATATTTAATGCGTTGTAATAAAATAATTATTGAACGTCCTCAACATTTAATTATGCGCGTTGCGATTACAATTCACGGTGTTAATATGGAAAAAGTTAAAGAAACATATGACTTAATGTCCCAAAAATATTTTATTCATGCCACACCAACATTGTTTAATGCAGGAACTCCACGACCACAATTAAGTTCTTGCTATTTACTTGGTATGGAAGATGACTCAATTGAAGGCATTTTTAATACATTGAAAGAATGCGCACAAATTTCTAAGTGGGCAGGAGGCATTGGACTACACGTCCATAACATTCGCGCAAACGGATCTTATATTAGAGGAACAAACGGAACTTCAAATGGTCTTATTCCAATGTTAGGTGTATTTAATAAAACCGCGCGGTACGTTGACCAGGGCGGAAAACGTAATGGGAGTTTCGCTATTTATATTGAACCACATCATCCTGATATTGAGGACTTCTTAGATTTAAAGAAAAATCACGGAGATGAAGAAAGCAAATGTCGTGATTTGTTTTATGCCTTATGGATTAGTGATCTTTTCATGGAGCGAGTAATGGGTAATAAAATTTGGAGTTTATTTTGTCCGGATAAATGTCCGGGACTAAGCGATTGTCATAGCGATGCTTATAGAGAATTATATTTAAAATATGAAAGCGATGGCAAATTTAATAAACAAATAAATGCGCGCGATTTATGGATTAAAATTTTAGATTCACAAGTAGAAACAGGAACACCTTATATTTTATATAAAGATGCGGCAAACAATAAATCTAATCAAAAAAATCTTGGAACTATTAAAAGTTCGAATTTATGTACGGAAATTATTGAATATTCTGATTCTAAAGAAACAGCCGTATGTAATTTGGCATCGCTAGGTTTGGCGATGTTTGTCAAAGAAGATAAGACTTTTGATTACGACAAATTATACGAGGTAACACAAGTTGTTACTAATAATTTAAATAACGTGATTGATATTAATTATTATCCTACTCCGAAAACCAGAATATCTAATTTTAAACATCGCCCGATTGGTATTGGTGTTCAAGGATTAGCAGATGTGTTTTTTAAAATGGATTTACCTTTTATTTCGGATCAAGCAAAAGAAATAAATATTAAAATATTTGAAACAATATATTACGCGTCTCTTGAAAAAAGTATGTTATTGGCTAAAGAACGTTTTAAAGCAATGAAATTTTTGAAAGAGCAATATGATTTAAATAATTGGACTTTTATTTCAGATGAAGATGAATGTAGAGAATATAATATTTATAATGTTACAGATGCATCAATTTTAGCATCAATTAGCAATGATAAAGTAATTGAACGAGCTTTAAAAACTGCTTATCCAATTAAGGCAGAAATTGACAATCTTGACTTACAATACTTAGGAGCATATAGTTCTTTTAAAGGTTCCCCGGCAAGTTTTGGACAACTTCAATTTGATTTATGGAATGTTATTCCTACACCTGAGCGCTATGACTGGACTGCTTTAAAAGAAAATATTATGACTTATGGAATTCGCAATAGTTTGTTAGTCGCCCCTATGCCAACCGCAAGCACAAGTCAAATTCTAGGTAATAATGAATGTTTTGAACCAATTACTAGTAATATTTATAGTAGAAAAACTTTGGCTGGTGATTTTGTATTAGTAAATAAATATTTAGTAGAAGAGTTATTAAAATTGGGATTATGGAATGAAGAATTGAAAAATAGTATTATTGCCAATAAAGGCAGTGTTAGTCATATTCAAAATTTATCACCACACTTGAAAGAAAAATACAAAATAGTATGGGAAATGCCTATGAAAGAAATTATTAATATGTCTAGGGATAGAGGTGCGTTTATATGTCAATCACAAAGTTTGAATCTATGGATTGAAGATCCAGATTCAAAAATATTGACAAATATGCATTTTTATAGTTGGAAAGCAGGTCTTAAAACGGGAATATATTATTTACGCAGAAAAGCAAGACATCAAGCACAACAATTTACAATTGAACCTAATAGAAAAGGCGATAAGGAAAAAAGCGATACTAATGAAACTGAAGAAGAAGAAAAAAAGGACTGCTTAATGTGTAGTGGATAGACGAAAACTTTATTTTTATTTTATTTTATTTTATTTTATTTTATTTTATTTTACTTGAATAAAATAAAATAAAATAAAATAAAATAAAATAAAATACTATAATGATTTAACAGCGCGTTTAGATGAGCGTTTAGATTTTTTTTTTGTTAATGACCGCGTTTTTCTTGTGTCTTTAATTACTATTAACCATTTTGGATCATAATTATATATTAGTTTTAAACTACTATTTAAAGACATTAAACCCGGATTTATAGAGTTTATAAGTGTTTCATTTATACTAATTTTATAGTAATGTAATTTGGCTATTAATTTATTTAATTTATGTACGTAATATTCTAAGACCATTAGCGGAGTAATAACAATATCACCTGGTATTGGAAGAGCAGACTCATCATTTTCCCATACTTCATTAAATGTGCGTGTGTCGTCTTCATTTGCTATTTCTTCTATTAAGTCTTCATCTATTATAATATCCAACACAGACCTTACTGGTTCCTCTATAGTAGCTTCTAGTCTATTTCTAGCATACAATAATATTTTAATCATAATATTTAAAACATCTTGAATACATATTACTGCTTTATAAGAAGGCAATAGCACATCATTTATAAGAGCATGAATTTTAGATGCTTTTCTAGGCAAATCTCCGTCTCTATTTAATCTAAACTTATTCATTAAAAAACCATAATCTATTACAAAAAAAGTATCAGCAAGCAAGTCTGTTTTAAACGCGGTTATTCGGATACTTTCCATAATTCTGTCTCTCGATCCATCTTCTCTTTGCTCTACAAAATTTCTTATAATGGTTCTAATAAAATCTAATGCTTCAGCATATTCCATATGATGTTTAGTGTTATAGATTTGACTAAATAAATCTGGTTCCCATATGTCTTTATACATCAATCCAAAGTTGTATCTATGGCGCAATGTTGAATGTGGATCTCGTGGTGGTCTAGGTTTTGCCCTGTTTATAGGATTTATTAAAATAGGAGGTTCTCTTAATGCCATACTATATACTATAATAATATAATATTATTTTAAAAAGTCTATTATAATGTTATTACTTATACTTATAAAATTGTATAGACAAATAAAATTGTATAGATAAATAAAATTGATTTATGTATTACTATACTTTATTAGTTATTATAATATACATAAGATAATGGAAACATCTAGCAATACTAGCAACACTATTGAGAATTTGTCACACAATATTCTCATTACTTGTATAAAAGAACAAACACAGAAAGAGGAAAAAGCAGATATATGGAAAGATAGTCCATTTAAAGATTTGGTAAAATTACAATCAAATAATGTTGGAAATGTAGGTGAAGCATTTATACAAAATATATGTGTAAGTTGTGGTATCGACGCAACCGTAGATGGTTCTAAAACAAAAGAATGTGGTGGTGGTTTTGGTGATGGTTCAATTAATGGTTTTAGTGTTGAAATAAAAACAGCAGCACGAGGTTCTGGGTCTCCTAGCTTTCAACATGAAATGGGTGAGGCGCCTTGGAAATCAAATTATATCATATTTGTTGATGTAGCTCCTCATCATATATATATAACAATATTTAAAAATTTTAGTGAAGAAATTTATAAAAGCGGCGAAAAGTGCAAACCATACTTTCCATCAAAGAGTATAACTTGGAGAAAAGGTTCCGGTGCATTTAAATTGGATACGACAGAAAAAATAAATGAAGAAAATATATTAAAAGGATACACTTTTAAGACCGATGGCAATTTTGATATAAACAAATTAAGAACATTCATATTATTGAATATTAAATAAAGAATAAATTTGTGAGCTTCTTAAATTATATGCGGAATTTGTCGATAAAAATGCTATTTTATTCCAGTCTGTTGTTTCCATTTTTTTAACATTATTCAGTTTATCATGTGTAAATACAATTCCATACCCTTTTTTTCCAGGTAAATCTTCAAACTTAGCATAACATTTCATATTTTCTTTTCCAAAACATGTTGATGGAATATATATATCACATTTGTCAATCATAGATTTATTTCTAGTTGAAGCAGTAGTTCCTCCATCAGACATTGAGTAAATCACCATTTTATCATTTGTATAATCTATAATATTATATAAATCATTGCTATGTTTTTTGGACCATATTTGAAATATTGTATTTATTTTAATAGAATTTCCACATGGTTCATAAAAGTTGCTTTCTAATTTTGTTGAATGTATTAGATTATAATATTTAACTCTTTTACGTGGAACACCTTTACCGTCGCTTTCAAATAATTGAGGCAATATAAAGCATACATAATCAGCAAATTTAAATGAATGGTTAATAAATTTTAAAGCAATATGTCCTCTTAATCCAAAAGGAGGATTTCCAAAAACAACATAGTTTTTGTTATCATTGGAAGGAGGAACCCAATCTAGAAAATCAGCTTTTATAATAGATTGATGCCTAGGTTCAATATCTAATGCTAACGTATCTGTTGGTAAAACTTGTAAAAATTTACCATCACCCGCCGAAGGTTCAATATACTTAAAATCAGATGGAGTTTCTCCAAATTGTTTAATTACTTCTTTAAATATATCAAAACATTTTGATGCTGTTTCTATTGGTGTAAAGAATTGATCTTTTTCTTTTGTTGAATAATTAGAATAGTCAATTGTTATGTTTGATAATTTTAGTATATCAAATTCATAATGCTTTGGAATATTTTTTAATTCAATCCATCTAGTAATTGTTCCTGATGCTACATTCAACTCTTTTGCTAGATGTTTAAGAGTGTATTTTTTAAATAAACTATTTAATATAGTTGTCAAATTGATTTTTTCCACTGTACTTATTGTGTCTATTTTATCTATTGTTAATTCTAAATTTTTTTCAGACTCTTGTTTTTGTTTTATTAAATCAATTAATTCATCTTTAGTTTTAGACTTATACTTATTCATTCCAAGTTTGTCACATATCAAAAACAATTCTGTTTTTGATAATTTACTTAGTTCCATATAATATAATAATGTAATTTACTTATATATTATTATATAAGATTATAATTCAATTTTTCAAAATAATGTTATAATAAACTTTTTATTAAAAATTAAATTTGTAAAAAATGTATAGTTTATGCTAGATTTATGGCAAATCAGGAATACTAATTCTGAAATATGGTCTATGACTATCAAATTCAGTATTTTGTGGAGCAACAGTTAGGATTAAATCGTCACTATATAAAGTACGAATTTTGTTAGTTATATGTGCCAAATCACTATTTATGGCATCTAATAGTTCGCGCACTACACTAATTCTGTAAGTGGCCAAATATTCAAGTGACCGGTTTAATTCTAAAATATAGTAGGTTAATACATCATATACATGAACATTTGTTACTTCAGGAGTATTGAGCGGTTTATCTTCGGGTTCTACATCATAATATCTAGCGAAATCCCATAATTCATTTTTATATTTTTGCTGTCCTACTTCTGTATTATGCCAAACATCTCTAAAGCTTTCAAGTTCTCCTCTTAAATTAGGTTCATCATGTTCAATAGGAAAATGTCTAATATTAGTAGCATATGTAGTCCTGTAAAATACAGGTCGATGCTTACGAGCACTAGCAATGCTATAATAATTAATCATTATTTTTGTAGTGTGCTTTATTGCCCAATATGCTTTATATGTATTAATAAGAGGGTCAAAAATTATATTTTTGAGTTTTTTAGTTATAAACGCATTATAGGATTTAAATTTTTTTGTTTTGCTAGCATTAACACTAGCAACGCCCTTAGTATAGTTAGAAGTTCCACTATAACTTCCACGATTTGTTAATTTTTGCCATGTTAGCTCTAAAGCATTACTCAAAAAATCAAAATCTATTATAAAAAATTTGTTTGTTGTCAATACTTGTTGTAGTTCATAATCAGGAATACGTGACAAAATATAGTCATCATAAGTTCTTCGTTTTTTAGTAATTTTTAAAAAATTGGCAAATAGTGTTTGTAAAAAGTGCTTAGGATAGTCTTGAAGTTCGGCATCTTTTTTTAAACTATATATGCTATCTACTAAGTCTGTTTCTCTAAGAGTGCCCATTACTTTTACTAATGGATAATTATATTCATAACCTCTTGGTACTTCTTGTTGAAATGGATAATTATAAATAGGTAATGGTGTTATTTGAAATAGTTGTTTTGGTTCTTCATCCAATTCTTTTAGCGTCAATTCTTTTTGTGTTATAACATCCTCAACACTTTGCCTAGGTAAATTGGAAAATATATTTTTTAATGTATCTTGTTTTTGTTGATTACTAAGGCTGCCTAATTTTTGTTTAAGCAAAAAAGGAACTATGTCTCCCTTTCCTCTAGCTTTAAAATTTGCTTTCATCTTTTTTCTTTTCCGCGTTAAGTGTTTCTTTTTTAAAGGCATAACTATATATTATATATATTATTTTTGCTTAAAAAATATTATAAGATAAAACTCTATAAAACTATAATTAAAAAGATTTTACTCGTTTTTGCGTTGTTTTCTTTGGTTCTTTACGTGGACTGTTATTACGCGTTTTAGTAAGATTTTTTGAACTATTTTCTAAAATTCGAATGTAAAATTTTGCGTTTGCTTGGCCGACTATGCTTGGATCAGGTTCAACCAAATAAGTATTTAATTTGTCTAATCTCTTATTTAACTCTTTTATTACACTATTATTTAGCATTATTTTGCAGTCGCGTTTATCGCGCATTTCAAATAGTTTCTTATTTAAGTCTTTAATATAAAATTTTAATACATTTATTGGATTATTTGGAGGCCAATAATAGCGCTCATAACTGGCTTCTAATAATCTACTGGCTACTTCTTGTGGATACTTAGGCACATTAGGATGACTTTTTCTATAAGCCTCTATTTTTTGTAATATATTTTCAATAACAATAATTCTTGAATAAGTCGGAATTACTTGTAGCCTAAAAAAATTGCCTAGTGCCGAATTTTTAGGTTGAATATGACGTTCGCCTTTTTCTCTCAATTTTTTAGCATTTATTTCCCATTTTTTCACTAAATATTTATAATCTTTAATAAAATAATTTGGATTATATAAATTTAGAACATGCATTTTAAAGTTTGGTTCAGACATAGACAAACGCACATATGAACCATTTACAACACAATCAAACATATTTGATTGTGATTGATAATCGGGTAATGTTTTTGGCTCAAATATTGATTTAACATACTCTATTTCATAGTCTCTGTCTTCTAGTTCTTGTTTCATAGCATATATTGTTTCAACCATATCAGGCGGTAAATAAATACCCGAAGGTAATGTCTTTGCTATTGGACGCTCTAATTCATATTTCAAGTATGAACTTAATTTTGATTCATATTTACTTTTTAGAAGTCCTTGTTTTAATAATCTATTTATTATAGCATCTGTTTTCATATTTGTCTTACTAGTTTTGTTACTTTTTCTAAATGAATATATATTATCTAGTTTAATTAAGTCTTGACGATCAAATTTTTTTAAGTCTTCTTTAGTTAAAAATTGTTGATTAGAAGAAGATGGAGCAGCCATATTATTATTATAACAGTATAATAAAAATAGTATAATAAAAATAGTGTAATAAAAATAGTATAATAAAAATAAATTTAAAGAGATTTTACTCGTTTTTGTGTTGTAGACTTTGATTTTTTTCGTGGACTATAGTAACGCTGCTTTTTAGGAAACTTGGGGCCATTTTCTAAAACTCTAATGCTAAATTTGGCGTTTGCTTGATTTGCTATGCTAGCATCGGGTTCAACTAAATAAGTATTTAAAGTGTTCAGTCTTCTATTTAATCTAGTTATTATATTAGGATTTAATAATATTTTGTAACCGCGCAATTTTAACAACAGCTTATTTAATGTGCTAATATAAACTTTTAATATATTAACTGGTTTATTATGAGCAGAACTCTGCAAATAACGTGTTTCTAATGTTGTATTTGCTATAGCTTGCGGATACTTAGGAACATAATGACTATTCCAATAATTAAATATAGTTGCTAGAACATCACCAATAACTATAATCATTGAATAAGCAGCCAATACATTTTCATAAAAAAATTTCTCAATATGTAAACGTTTAAACTCGGCATAACTAGCATAAATTGCCCTATTAGGAATTGTATGTGTAAATGGTGGTTGGGGTCCATAGCGTCCTGATCGATGACCTAATGTGTCTCTATATGCTCCATTTTCTTGTAATCTTTTGGCATTTAATCCAAACCGCGCCACTAAATAGTTATAATCTTTAATAAAGAAGTCTGGACTGTATAAATTTTCGACGTGCTCATTAAATCTAGCATTGTCGCCTTCCATACGTAGTCGAACATTAAAACCATTAATAGTAAAATTGAAAAATGATCCAAAGTTTCGTGGTCTTGCTGTTGGTTCAAATAGACTTTTAAGAAAGGCCATCTCATAATCTCTGTCTTCAAGCTCTTCTTTCATAGTATATATTTCTCCTACTAAATAAGGCGGTAAAAAAGTTCCGGAAGGTAATGACTTTGCTATTGGATGCTCTAATTCATATTTTAAATAAGAACCCAGTTCTGAACCGAATTTGCTTCTTTTAACTTCGTGTTTTAATAATCTTTTAATTATTGCGTCTTTTTTCATATTTGTGCTTTTAGTTTTGTTTTGTTTCTTAAACGAATAATTCTTGTCCATAATAAGTAAATGGTTGTAATCAATTGCTTCCAATTCTTCTTTTGTTAATAAATCAGGATTTGATGATGACGACGCAGCCGCCATTATAATATAGTAAATATTATTAAATATTATTAAATATAGTAATATGATAATATTAAATATTTTATTTTCTTCTTTTATTGCGTCTAGACTTATTTTTTCTTCCTTGTCCGCTATCTAGTGTGCCCGTTTGAAGCATTCCCACTCTTTCTTGTCGCTGTATTGTTAATGGTATATTTATTCGTCCTTGTAGTGCATTATTTATTAAATTAAGTATTTCATCAATAAGTCCTTTTAATTCAAAATAGGGTTGAGTGTCGCGCTCTGGAAAGTTAAAATCTGTATCGCTTAATATTGTTCGCAATCTTGTTATACTATCGACAATCCCGGGCACTTCTAAAAATGCTTCAAGAGTTCGTCCTACGGGAATACTTCTTAATAACCTATTTTTTGCTATGGTCTTTGAATTATCATTAGCATTATATGCTATTAATATATTTTTAAACAATACTAAATTAGTATAAAATGTTACTGTTGCGTGTGTATAAGCTTTTTTATTCATAAGTTTTTTAATATTGCGTTTTATCACTGTTGAAGCATATGGTTGTAAAATAAAAGGTGCTAAATCGGGACCTGGTCTTGCTTCTACAAAATTACGAATAGTTATGACTCTATTTCCTGCTTTTATTCGTTTTTTGCTATTATGTTTTTTATATGTTTTACGCATTTATATTATAAAAATATTATAAAACTAATATAAAAATATTATAAAACTAATATAAAACTAATATAAAAATATTATAAAAATATTATAAATTAATTAGTCTTGAAATTATATATATAATTTCTAAAATAGTGCCCTTATAGTTTCATTACTTTCTTTTACATCACTATTATAAACATATTTCACATAGCATCGCAAAGTCATTGTTACATCAACAAGTGAATTATGTAAATCTTTAGGCAAAGGATCATTTGGAAATAATAGTGAATATAATTCACTTAATTTTGGCATTTTATTATAAACTTGATTTGTTTTACTTAATCTCTCTAATTTACAAAATTGTGTCGTATTTTTCATAGTACAATATTCAGGTTTATGTATTTTTTCATTATTTATAAATTGTGTAAAATATTGCGTGACATTATGTCTAAAACATTCTACAAAAATTATGCGTTTATCAAATGATATATTATGCCCTACAACTATGTCACATTTTTTTAAACATTCATTAAACTCTTTTAGCGCCGGCACAATATTTATGCCTTGAGCATTCAAAATCTCTCTACTAATATTATGAATGTTAAAACTTTCTTGTGTAATAATAACAGACTCATCAATCTTAATATAATTATTTTTAATTAATGAACTATTATTAGAGTGATCATATAAAATATAACTCAATTGAATAATATATGGCCACTTTGATTTATCATATATAGAAGCACCACTTTCGGGTAATCCACTAGTTTCGCAATCAAATACTAATACTTTCATTATTTAATATAAAAGTATGTTTTTAATTATTAGTTTAATATTAAAAAACATCAATTTTTAGTTTTTATGCTATTTTAAGACTTGTATAAATAAAAATTAGTGTTATTGTATGTTTTTTAATATTTACGTCTAAGTGATTTTCTATTGCGTTTAGATTTACGATGTTTTGATTTACTGCGTTTAGAGCGACGTTTTTTATAGCGTATTTTTCCTCCCTGTTTTACTTCTGGTTCTTCTTCTACTGTTGATTGAGTTGATCTTGGTGTTCTTGGTGTTCTTGTTCCTAGATGTAATAATTATCCTGGCCGTACTTCTTGTTTTACTGTTCGATCGCGAGCACCCTTACCAAAAGAAAAACGATGTGCGTTAGTTACTTTTAATGGTATAAGACTCATTTCACCGGGTTCTTGTTTATCTATTGGTTCAATAGTTTCAGTTTTTGTAGGTTGTTCCCTTACTTCCGCTGCTTCTACTTTTTTGATAGTCTCCTTTTGAGTTTCAGACATATATATTATAGCAAAATATAATAATTTAACTAAATTATTATTTACTAAATATATACTAATATATTTAGTAAATATATACTAATATATTTAGTAAATATATACTAATATATTTAGTAAATAAATATAAAAACAATATTATAATGCTATATAGTATAACAATGCAAATCTTTGTAAAAACCCTTACGGGAAAAACTATTACGCTAGAAGTAGAGTCATCTGACATGGTTGACAATATTAAGGCCAAAATTCAAGATAAAGAAGGTATTCCGCCCGACCAACAGCGACTTATTTTTGCTGGAAAGCAACTCGAAGATGGGCGAACATTAAACGATTATAATATTCAAAAAGAGAGCACATTGCATCTTGTATTACGCTTACGGGGGGGATTTTAAGAGAGGATTTTAATGCGTTTTATATTTTATATTTTATATTTTATATTTTATATTTTATATTTTATATTTCAAACTATAAAATGTAAACTAAATAATTTAGTAATTTTATGAATTTATGATTTTATATAAAAAAATTATATAGACGTATTATATATAAAAATGAAGGCAGAACAAGAATTAACAAATAAGTTGTTAGATACAAACGACGCTACGAATAGTGAAGATTTAGAAGTAGGTACTATTGTTGTAATAAAACCAAATATTAAAGGTATAGGCTTACGTCCTGCAGTGGTGATTAAGAAAAACAATGATTCATATAATATTGAATATGTATATCCTGATGAATATACACTGAAACCTATACAAGATGTTACGAGAGATAAACTTAGACCTACTATATATTCCTATAAAAACCCAGCTACTCAAGGTAATAAAAAAAATGAGCTATTAGATAGATTGCAAAGCATGATTGATGGTGATGATGGGGATATACCAGCAAGAGCATATAAAAAAGGTGGCTCTCGTAAATCAAAACGTCACAAATATAGACATCATAAAAAAACAAATCGCCGTCGCAAATCTAGACGTTATAAAAAATCAATTCTTCGTTATTAAATATTTACAGTAAAATTGTATATAAATAACTTAAATAATTCAAAACACAATAAAATATTTATTTAGCAAAATATTTATATATTTGTATATATAAATATATATATAATGTCTTTAATTCACATAGCACCGTGCGATTCGACAATTCGCACAAAATATGGTGCGGCGTGCATCGAAGAGTTAAGAAATATAAAAGAATTTTTAAATGTTTGTAATAGCCGAATATATCAAATACGTGAAACTATTATACACATACCCATTACTGCTAATTTTAACTCTTTACATATATATTTAAATAATATAGTAACAGCGTTACTAGATATGATGACTGGCGAGGAAACACGTCTTCAATCACTTTTGCCGTGTATTGATTCAAAAATTCGCACAAGAGAGTTTGTCTTGTTTAACCAGGATGATGGCATGCTCAATACTACAATAGAACAAGCAATAGCGCCGTGCGGATCGGCAATTCGTATGAAATATGGGACAGAGTGTACTGAGGAGTTAAGATTTATAAAAAATGCTTTTACTGTTTATAATAGTCTTTTAGATCACATTCTTACAACTATTACACGCAGACCTCAAACTGATAATATAGTTACTAAATCTATTTATAGTAATATAAATAACAAAATAATAGAGTTACAAATTATGATGCGTACCGAGGAAGCACGTATTCTTTCACTTTTACCATGTATTCGTTCAAGAAATCCCACAAGCGCGCGCGATAGACCGCCGCCTGCTGCCAACGTGCGCAACAATACATTACGTCGAGGTCTTCAACGTATTAGATCAATGATTCCAAGTTTAAATTTTCGACAACAAGCACGTGGCAGAAGCAAGAAAACAAAACACCCATATCGTCATTAATACTAATATTAATACTAATATTATTGTGAAAAATGAAAATTCAATGAATTTTAAAATCACACCAAAATAAATTACTTTATATTTTAGGAAACATTTTTAATGTTATATTATTATTTTTATATTATTAGGTTTATAATATAAAAATAAAATATTAGTATAACATATAAAATGTTAAAACAAAAAACTTATTCTTGTGGAATTTGTAAAACAACACCAGATCAAATCTCTCATCATAAATCACATATTGATACACAAAAACATAAAGATAAGCGTGAATTATTTGAACTAAAATTATCTAAGTTAGTTCCTTGTGAATTACAAGAACGTTATAATTCTATAATTATCGAAGAAATTATTAATAAACTAGAAACTATTATATATAATCCAAATTTATTAAATGATATTAATAAAAAAAAATTGAAACAAAATGAAAACGAAAATGAAAATAAAATTTTAAAGAATATTGATTTAATGTCTAATGTTTCAAATAAAGAAGCATTAAAAAATAAAATTCATGATATACATAATTTCCTTAGAAATAATGGAGCAGGTTATGGTATGAATGCGTTGAAAGTGTTTAATTTGCTTTATGGATTAAAAAGAATAGAAGAAATGAATTTATTTGATAAAGTAAATTTGTCAAATGATTGTAGATTTTCAAATTTATTAAAATTGGCAAATGAAAATAAAGGAGAAGAATTAGCCAACTTTATCTTAGGCCCACTTCTTGATGGACTTAGCGCAATAAAAACAGAAAATTTAACTTTATATTATATTATATTTTATGAAATACCAAAAAATATTAAGAGTACTGTTTTTGAATTTCTTATAAATGAAATAGAAAATATTACTGCGATTGAGAAAAAGTGTAATGTTTTATTATCTGGCAAAATTTATGAATATTTTATTGGGAGAGATGCGACCGCTATTAGTGAGTTAGGAGCATATTTTAGTGATAGACATATTGTAAATTATATTTTTACACACTTAAATCCTTTATTAAACGCAGACGGTTCGCTTCCAACAATGATTGATATGTTTGGGGGTTCGGGTGGTTTTACTACTGGTTTTATTAATTATTTAAATAAAACAAATAGTTCAATTGATTGGACTAATGAACTTAGCAAAATTCATCATTTTGATATGAATGAAGATGTTATTAAATCGGCCGGTTTAGAATTCTTTTGTTTAACGGGTGCTCTACCCAATTTAGATAATTTACAATACAAAAATTCATTTACAGACAATTTTGATAGTAAAAAATTTAAATATATTTTTACAAATCCGCCATATGGTGGAGATAAAAATAAAAAATCAGATATTCAAGTTAAAAGAGACAAAATCAAAAAGCATATTAAAAATGAAATACTCAATACTAAAGATGAACAAGTAAAAACTAGAAGAACTATACAACTAAAAGCCATAGAAGCACAAGAGAAACAAGAAAAAAAAGAGCAAGATAAATCAAAAGTTACTCTTAATGAGTGTAGTCCAAGAATTAAAAAATTTGCCAAAGATCATAATTTAACCGGAAATGATAAAGAAAGTTGCTCATTAATGCTAATAATGGATATGTTGCTAGATGGCGGAACCGCAGTTGGAATTTTAAAAGAAGGCGTATATTTTGATCCAAAATATAAAGATTTAAGGAAATGTTTAATTAATAATTTTAATGTAAGGGAAATTATTAGTGTTCCACAAGATCAATTTGAAAATACATCAACAAAAACTTCTATTGTAATATTTGATAAAAGTGAAGAAAAAACAAGTGAAGTGCTATTTAGTAAATTAGTAGTTAATAAATATACAGAAGATAAATTTATAGAAATTGATGGAGTTGTTTATCTGGAAGAAAATAAAAATGATATTAAAGAAGTTATTAGTGAGAGTGTTTCTGTAGCAAGCAAAGAAGAAATATTGAAAAATCCTATTCATTCATTAAATGGAAAGATTTATAATAAAAAAGAATTGCTTGTTACTGAAAATTTTAAGTTGGTAAAATTAGGTACTCTTTGTGAAAGTATAAATAAAAAATGTTCTTTAATAGATAAAGAAACTTATAAATATGTTGAAATTAGTGATATTACAAATAATATGTTATTAAATCATGTTACATATGATAAAGATAATATACCAAATAAAGCATCAAATCAAGCAAAAATTGGAAACATATTGATATCTTGTGTTAGACCTAAATCCAGCAAAATGTTATTAATAGATGAAAATTTTACAAATATAGAAGATTATGTGTTTACGTCTGGACTGGCTAATATTGAATTAATAGATACAAAAATATGTCATTATGTTTATACAATATTATATATTTTAGCCAAAAATTTTGAAAATGATTTATGTAATGGTAGTTCATATCCTAGGTTTAGTCCTGAAATATTGAAAAATTTAAAAATACCAATTCCAAAATACAAAAAAACTTTAAATGAATGGAACAATAAATTAGGCAAAGCATATAGTAAGAAGAATCAAAGTAAAGAAGCTGAAACAGAATATAAAGAACTTATTGAAAAATTAGCCCTTGAAGCAATAGTAACAAATATTCCAGGTGTTTCACTCACAAAAACTAATTTATTAATTAATGAACAATATCAAGATAAAACTCCAGACGACGATGAAACTCCAGACGACGATGAAACTCAAGGCGACGATGAAAGTCAATATGAAAAAAAAACTAAAATAAAAACACCAAGTGAAACTTCAAGCGCTAGTTCCACAATTTCAATGAGCGCATTAAAGGCAAAATGTAAATTATATAAAATTAAAGGTCATAGTAAATATACAAAAAAAGAAGACAAAGAAAAATTATTACAATTAATATTAATACACGAACAGACTAATAAAGATTAGTATTTAACGACGACCATGATTAATAATACCCAGTTCATTAGAAATATTAGTAAAATCTATATAATAATAAACAGGTTCTTTTGGCAAGTTATCAAATATATTACATAATTTTTCATAATCGTGATGTGATTTTACATTTTTTTCTTTACAAAACTTAATCCAATCTTGTTTGCTTTGAATAAATTTTTTTGTATCAACTCCTATAAAATCATACCAATTATTCCAAACACCTTTTCTTTTGAAATATTCTTCTGGTTCTTCAATATAATTAATATGACTACTTTTTCTCTCAAAATATTCTGCTTTAGATTGAATATTCAAACTTTTATTAATAGATGATACGTAATTATATTCGTCTTGCTCTTCTGAAAAATTAGAAGTAAGTGATTTACTGTGTCTTAGTCTAAATTTAAGTTTATTTAACTCATCATAATTTTCAGTCCAAATAGTATCAAACGTAATTTCGCTCTTTATGTCTTTTTTATTTTTTCTAGGTTTTCTAGTAAATACAGAAATTTTTTGCTCTATTGTTTCATCAACATTTCTCATATTTGAAATAATAATTCTAACTTTTTCATATGATTCTTTTTCTAATCTCCAATCATCCGAATCAATATATGGAATAATAACATAGGCAATTTTATTTGGATTTCCAAATTCTAATCTATTAGGTCGTAATACAGACTGAACAATCCTTATTTCACTTTTCATATTTCCAACAATACATACACCATTTAGTTTTGGTAAATCAAATCCTTCACCAAATATATAAACAGATGAAATAATACCATAAGCACTATTTTTAAATTTATGTACTTCGTTATCTAAATTTTTACTATCTCCACTATGAAGTGAATTATTATAAAAGTTCTCTCTCACAAGCGGAACAATATTCAACATTAGCAATTCATCTATATATTTTTTACACAAATTGGCATCATCAATAGTATTTGCATATAATAATATATGTGTCAAATCTGTATATTTTTCAAATGATTTTAGAGACATATAGCAAGAAATAAATATGTCTCTATTAACATTATTTAATCCAAGAGATGTAATAATAAAATCAACCTCCATTTCTGTATTTTTTACTACAAAAATATTATAGTCTGTAATTTTTTTATTTTCTATTGCCCAATGAACTGACTTATTATCCAGTAATTCTCCAAAAACATTCTTGTCTTCCATTGAATAAACTGTTTTATTACTTTTAGTTTCGATTATTTTTTCTGTTGCTGTCATAAATAATGTTTTTTTTGAATTAATTTTATGAAATGAACGAAAACCTTTATTTTCTTCGGTTTCTATACCGACTAAATGGTGTGCTTCATCTCCTATTTTTAAATCAACATTAATATTATCATCAATTAATAAGTTACAAGAATGGTATGTACTAATTATAAATTTTGGTTCATTGGTTATATTACAACTCATAAACATTAAAATTTTATTTTTATCAGTTGTCGATTTAATATTATCATTTTCATCACCACCAACAAATAATATATTACTCTTATTTGGAAATAGTTTCAAAATTTCATTTTTCATTTGGTTTTGTAAATTCTTTCCAGGAACACCAATTATAATAGATTTATAATTCATTAATTTAATAATTAAAATAGATAATAAAGCTTTACCTAATCCGCAAGCCCATATTAATTTTCCAATATTATTTTGCTCAAAGAATTTTTGTATAATTTTTAATATATATTCTTGTTGTGGATTTGGTTTCATTTCTAACGCTTTATTGGCCATATCAACTATTATATTCATTGATGTTTTAATTAAGCGATTAATGTTTTTTTTACAATATTCCTTGCGTTTTACTTTCTCAATTTCTTCGTATGTCATCTGTCTTGCCTCAATATTGTGTTTTTTTAATTGTAATACGATTAATGGAATAATTTCTTTTTTATAAAATTCTTTTCCACCATTAATATATACATTGTAATTTCTAAAATCATAACGTAACCATAATTCAGCACGAGACATATTTTCAAGCGATACTTCAAATACATATAAAAATACACCTCGTTTAACTTCTCCTGTTATATAACAAGATTCTCTATTAATAATATTATCGGTTTTACCCAATTTACAAGCATCGTATTTATCATATGCTTCATGTATTCTAACATAAATATAGCCTTTTTCCCACATTATTAAAATAAGTAACTATTAAATTAAGTAAGTTATAATAGTTTTAATAAAGTAAAATTTATAATATTAATCAATTTTTTTTACAAAATATTTAAAAAAAAATTGATTAATATTATAAATTAATGTAAAAAGACTACACAATATAACATAACATAACATAACACAAGGCAAGACAATGAACAAGTTAATTGGCGTTAAAGCAGAACTCAAACCTTTGCCTAAGTTGACAACACTATTGCCACCATTTTGTGGTTTTATGATTGATGATATTGCGACTTGTAATATATGTTTAGAAGACAATGATGGGAATATTGAAGTAGATGGTTGTATTTCAGGAAGAATTAAGCGAAGACTTATTACAGCGTGCGGTCACATATTTCATAAAAAATGCTTACAACGATGGACTAGTGCGTCCCTTAAAGGTTCATTATGTGGAATAATTACTTGCCCTTGTTGTAGAAGAGAAGTATATATGGATGAGCAAAGTACTGAAACAAAAAAAAAACTATTTGCGGCATTAGCAAAATGTGATTGTTGTCCAAGACATATGAGAGAGAGACCGCTGATGTATGAACATGACCCAGAGTTAGATGCTAGAACTATATCAAAAACCCAAGAAGAGGCTCGGAACACTCTTTCAGCAGAAGACTATAAAGATTGGTGCCAAACTAACTCTTGGCGTCGTATGGATGAACGCGAATTGTGTGATTGCCATTGTAGGACAAGAATGCGCGCTATGATTCGTCGCATTCCGCCTCCTACTCCATATGATTTGTAAATAGTTTAGTCTGGCATATTGTGTTGTCTTGTATTTTTTTAAATTTTAATACTAATATTATTAAATCATTTAGTTAAATTTTACTGCTTCAATTGCTTTGAATTCATTAAAATTTTTATCTTTATTATCATATAACTTTGAAACATCCACAGCATATACCCCTATTAATTTTAATTTATTACTAATATTATTAATTGGTATAGTGAATTCTATGGACAATTCAATGGGTAAAAATTCATTAACCTCAATATGGTATCCTAATTGTGGATGCATACAAGCGATATTTATACATGCTTCGTTATCGTCCGGATGATCATCCGCGCCATGGGGTAGCGGTAAGTATTCATATGGAATAGCTTGTAATGTTTGATATACATTTAAATAACCAGGAGTACTATCTCTTTCATGTGATGGTTTTTTATATACTAATTCTGATATATACCATATTGAAATGAATGCATCTAGTCCAAAAAAAAAATATGGTTTGTTAGCAATTCTAATAGTGTTAACTGGATCTACAAGAGTTGACCCATGAAATAATATGCTTCCTTTTGGTAATGAAGATTTTTTTCCATACATTTTATCTGCTAATGTTAAATGTTCATACCAAGTTGAATCCTCAAATAAATCTTCGCCTGGATCTGGAAAAGGTATTTTATTATACCAAAATGGATATAACTTGTTTTTTATTAATGAAGATAATTTAGGTGATTTGGATTTTCTAGATGATTTAGATGATTTAGATGATTTAGATGATTTAGATGATTTAGATGATTTTGTCTTGTTCTGTTTTTTAAATATTGAAGACATAATACTAAATATTGAAGACATAATACTTTTTATAATATGTATATACTATATTTGAAGTTTAAAAATAAAATATAGTATTCTAAAGCTATAAAAATTTATTATAATTTAAGCATCGTTTTTATTGTTTTTTATTATGTTTAAAAAATAATAAATGGCACAATCTCTCAAACAAATTACAAAGACTACATATTTATAACAAATTATAATCATTTAAAATTAAATTATTAATATTATTAGACAATGTTAAATGAATCAATTAAATAAAGTTAGACTATGTCTTTTTTTAAATACTTGTTTGGTACTATTTATAGGATTTTATATTACTAATTTTGCGGCTGAATCGAAATATTTTCGATTTGGACCAAGTGATGATTTTATATTTATAAGCGTGCAAATTAATACTACACAAAAATATTGTAGTTTATTAACGTTAATATTTGTAAATGATATAGTTAGAGTTATTATTCAAGAGTTTGGAGACCCAGTATTATATATGAATGTTTATAATCCGGATAAAAAAGAAATAACTGAATTTAGTAAAGCACAATTATATTTTTATGCTAATTCTATGTTTTTAATAAATAATATTAGATATATTTTTACTATATTAATTAGTGTAACACAAATAGATATTGCGTTATTTTCTGTACTAGTAGAACAAGTAATTGTAATTATTACAATTAAAATGCTACTTGATGAAAAAAAATTCATAAATAAAAAATCATTGTTGAACAAAGAAGTTACCATATTAACTATAGAAATGGATACTATAGATTCTAAAAAATAAAAATAATAAAAATAATATTATGCTTTATTAAAATTGAATTGCTTTTTTATTTAATTGTGTGATAGCCTCGAAAACTATACAAGGCAATTATGGATCCTCTTATTGCTAAAAAAATTATGGACTTGATGTCTGCTGAAGAGCAAACCGAAGAGGTGAAGGATGCTATTGCTTTTGTTATAAAGGGTATTCAGCGCTATATGGTTGTAGCGCATCTTCCAGAAGATTTGCTTGAAATAATGAATATGTGGGCAAGAATTGGCTGGTATGACGATGATGGAGACTCAAAGTTTGAGAAGTGTTTGTGGAAAGTCGTGTCTCATGAGCTTAAGAAGCGGGTGTTTTACCTTTTAGTGGAGTGGATGAATGATGATAACGGCAAGATGCCCACAGAAAAGGATTTGTGTTATGCTCTGAGTACCGCATCGAATTGTTTGTATTATTATCATAAGAACTTATGGGCAACTATGGGTGTCGAACTGGAGGCAGAGGCTAAGCAGTGGGTTTTAGAACATAACGAGCTCATCCTAATAGAGAGTTGTGACGGTGGATATTTTCAGTATTATGACTTCATAAATGGGGAGGTGTGCTATCATTTGCCTCATGTTCCTAAACCAAATCGCTTCTTGAAATACAAACACGATGAGGAAGAGTTGGAATATGAAGAAGAGGATTGGGTTTGTGTTGATCTTAGCAGAGATGTGTCTTGTTAATATTTAGAGTGTCTTGTGTCTTGTGTCTTGTGTCTTGTGTCTTGTGTCTTACATATTTTTTTATACAAAAATTATTATTATACTTTATTAAAATTGAAATGATTTTTTATTTAGTTAATTATTAGCCTCCACTAGTAATACAAAGCAAAACAAGAAACTATGGATGCCCGTATTAATGCTTTGTATGATGCTGAGACTAATGCACCCATGATAAATGATGCAATCAATGTACTAGTAAATACTATTCAAAAGGATATTGTTACACACAATCTTTCTAGGCATTTGAAGGCCATTATGAATAGTTGGATAAGAACGCATTCATGGTATATTGATCATAAAACTAGAATGTCAAAGTTTGAGCTTTGTCTTCGGAACGTAGTATCTAGGGAAATGAGACGTCATGTAATTGATCTTTTAAAAGTACGAGAGAAAGAGTATGAGTATGGACTTGCAAGTTATGTCAACGAAGATGACTTGGCTTTAGAAGTACTTCGCGTGTCTATGTCACAATTTACTAGTAACTATTTTTGGGATATCAACGCCAAGTTGTCTGCCGAAGCAGAACGCTATCGACAAAGCAATGGAGAGTGCGTAATAGATAGAGACTTTGAACGTCCTTTTTCGTGGTTTAGCAAACGAACTATGTCAACACATTATCACTTGCCTCATCTTGCTACGCATCACAAGAATGTAATCCCATTAGAAGTATTAGCTTGCGACTTCAAACATGACCCAAAATGGGAATGCTCTATTTGCTTGGAAGTTGATTCAGTTAATCATATTAATTTGTTTACTTCTCATTGTGTTAGAACTGCTTGTAACCATATATTCCATATGGCATGTTTGGATGATTGTAAACGTATATACTTACAACAAAAAGAAAATCATAACAAGATGTGTGTTCCATGTCCTTTGTGTCGTGCTTCTATTTATTAGAGACTTATGTGTATTATATTGTCTTCTATTGTATATTTTTTTATTTTGATTTATATTTTTTGTTATTATATTTTTTAAATTATAATAAATTAATGTTTATAGTAATTTAAGACTATTAATTATATTTAGATAAAATTGTTTCTGGGATTAATGTGGTTTTATAGGCTTCTAATTTTTTATAACATTTATTGATTGTTACTTCACTAATTTTACTAACATTATTAATTGATGTTTTTGTAATATTTAAATTACATACTTGTGATACAAAGTATATAATCCCTCCAGCAATAGAATGAGGAGTATTTTCAGGTATTAACCCTAATTGTTCTATTTTAAATGCTACAAATTTACATACATTTGTTAATTCGTTATTTATATTTAATTTACTACAAAAGCGCTCAATAAATGATGATGGTGTTGTTTTACTTAAAGATGTAATATCTTCATTTACACTATTATTATGTTCAATTTCATTAATAATAGACAAAGCATTTTTACAACCTTTTGTAGCACTAGCATTATCCAAATTAAATATATTTGCTATTTCTTTAGCAGTTCGAGGATAATTATTAATTCTACAAGCAATATATATTGACGCAGCAATAATTCCATCGCGGTTTAATCCTCTATATGTTTTTGTTTCTGATATTTTTTTATGTAGTCTCATTGCTTCATCAATAATTATTTTGGGAATTCCAGAATTTTGCGAAATATTGGATATTAATTGAAATTCATCATAACGCGATTTTTCTTTATATGGCATTGCTTGCCAATCTGTATATCTACGAATTTTGTGCATTTCATAACTAGATTTACCAGGACATAACACTTTACAACTATAAGAAGATTCTTTTAACAATGGATTAATTGGCATGCCACATCTGGTTGGATCACTATGACTATTATCATCAGCACCATAAAATCGCCATTCCGCAGTTTGATCTAAATTATCTTTATAAATTAGACCACATTTATTGTTTGAACATGTTAAAAATCCATCGTCTCCAATACATAAGGTAACATTACAATTAACACACAAATTATCATTTATATGCGCATCCTCTTCTTTTATATATATACATTCTATATTTTCGCTAGTTTTACATTCTTCATCAAAAATATTCCATAATTTTCTATTGTTATTTTCTTTTAATTTATTTTTTCTTGTTTCTTGCTTATTAAATTTTTGACCTTTATTAATATAGGTTTCATAATTACATTGCGATGATTCTAACATATAACTCTCACTATTATTAAATAATTTATTTTTAAACTTATTTAATTCAATTTAAATTATTATTATTAATATTGTTATTATTATTAAATTAATAATAATAATATAATAATATATATTAGTAATATGAGTTTTTTTGGAGATAATATATTTGGTAATTTACTAAATAGTTCTACAAAAACACACGAAGATTTAGATAAATTTATAAATAAAAAATTTTCATATTATTTAAATAATTCAAATTTATTATTAAATTTTGTTTCGGATTTTGAAGATTATAAAAATAATGGAAGAAATGATAATAAAAGTAAATGTGATGAGTGTGAAAGTTTATATATATTGACAAGCCAAATTTTTGAAAATTATATAAATAAATTTAAAATTCCTTTTGATATAAATATATATAGTGAAGGTAAAGAAAAATCTAGTATTAATTATAATAATAAAGTATTATATTTTTTTGATTTAAAAGATTTAACTAGAATATTACAATCAAAAAATTTAGCCAAGAATAATGAAGAAACTAGAATTTTAAATAAAAAAAGAATATTATGTAAAATTATTTCATTAAGTTTTATTAAAATTTATATTATTATTAAAAGTATTTTTCAAACATTTAATATTTATAGTTCATTGATTAAAAATAAAAGCAGTACCGAATATTCTGATCCCGAAGCACCCATTAATGCTGAACCACCCATTAATATGGAACCACCCATTAATGTTGAACCACCCATTAATGTTGAACCACCCATTAATGTTGAACCACCTAGTAATGTTGAACCACCCATTAATGTTGAACCACCCATTAATGTTGAACCACCCACTAATCCTGAACCACCCATTAATGTTGAACCACCTACTAATCCTGAACCACCTGCTAATCCTGAACCACCTACTAATATGGAACCAACAAATGGAATACAACAACAACCCAATGTTCCGGTTGGTGGTGGATTATTTGATTTATTTAATCCTTTTCCTAAAGAAATTACAGATATGCAAATTGAACCTCAAAAAGCAATTAAATTACAAACATCAAGGAACGTTTTTTATTCAATATTTGTAATATTATTTGAAAATACAGAATATGAATTAACATCAAAAAATTTTACTGCTAATTATATAATTAGCAAATTAGATACAATAAATAATCAAGATTTAATCAACAAGTTCCCAGATATATTTAATTATATATGCACTACAAAATTATATGATTCAAATTTTATTTCAAAAAATTCAATAATATTCAATAATGATAACTTTACATTTTTAAAATTAAAAACATCAGATACTTCGGAAAGTGAAACTGATGCTACATCTTATTTAAAAGATATAGATGAAAAATATAAAAGAAAAACTATAGATAATAGTGATAAATTAAAAAAATCAGAAAAATGTTTTAAAAAGGAAAATATAGAATTTATAACAAATTATTGTAACAATAAGGTGGATTTATCTAGTTTAAATATTTTAAATAGTGTTAAAAATATTTTACGAACAATGATAAATAATTATTTTAAAAATAGAAATAAATTATATGATACAATAATAGTAAAATTAATAAAATTTAATCCTAAAACCAAAGAAATAGAAAATATTATTCAAAGTTTAACATACGCCAAAATAGTAGATCTAACAGAGCAAACAAAAAATATAATATTAGATTTACATATTGATATTTTTAAATCATTAAATAACATAATTGATATAATTAGAAGCACATTAATACATAAATACGGTAATCAATTTAATGTTACAAATGCTATTAATAATAATAATAATACTATAGAAAAGCCAAATCAAGCAAATATTACAGGTGGAAAGTCAAGAAAAAAATATAGAAAAAATAAAAAATATACACGCAAACAAAAACAAAAATAAAGTATTTAACTAATTTGTAATTTTTCCAATAAACTATTATTATATACTAAATTTCCAGATGGTTTATAAGATTTAATATCTTTATAGTCTTTATAATCTTTAGTGTTAATATTTTTAATTTGTTTATTATTTGAAAATAATAAATTGTCTTTACTTTCTACAGTTGGAGTAATATTAATATTTTTATCATCACTATTAGTAATAATATTACCATATTCATCCACGGCATTGCCTGTTTTCTTTTTTATTTCATTGCGTACATATGTTGGAACCCAATGTTTCCAACTTATAAATAATAAATTAGGATGTGTATATCTTACAACAAATCCATTTGCTCGTAGTTTATCAATTATGTATGCCGTACAATCTTTATAATCATATTTAGGAACACCTATTACCATTTCGGGCATTAAATACCAACAACAATTATCATTAACTATATTTTTGGAAACATATTTAATTTTATTATGTATTCTTTGTAGTATTTTATTATAATTATTTAAGACATTTAAATCTTGTTGTTGTTTTTTATTGTATAATTCATCTAAATTTAATTTTAAAGACTCATCTTCATTATCTATTTTATTTGAAAAATTATAAAAAAAATCTGTTGACATATTATATTTTAAAATATAGAAATATAAAAATATAAAAATTTATTTTCATTAATTATTAAATCAATGAAAATAATTAAACATATAGTTTTCTCGGGCGGTGGCCCAACTGGATTAGTTCAATATGGCGCATTAAAATATCTAACTACTAATAACATCATAAATAATAAAAATATAGAATCGATTTATTCTACATCTATTGGAAGTGTTGTAGCACTTATATATATATTGAATTTTGATTGGACATGGATAGATGATTTTTTAATTAAAAGACCGTGGGAAAAGTTAGTAAATTTTTCTTATAGTTCATATTTTAATATTTTCAATGATAAAGGCATTGTCAATAAAAAAACTATTATTAATGCTCTAAAACCGTTATTTATGGCGAAAGAAATACCACTAACCATTACATTATTAGAATTTTATAACTTAACTGCTATTGAATTTAATATTTATACTTGTAATTTAACAAGTTTTAAAAAAGAAAAATTAAATTATAATAATACACCTAATTTAGAGTTAATAGATGCTATTTATATGTCATCAACTGTTCCTTTAATGTTTGCTCCACTATATATAAATAATTGTTATTATTTAGATGGAGGTATTTTTATAAATTGTCCCATAAATGAGTGTTTATTTGATAAAAAATGTTGCCACGATGAAATATTATGTTTTACAAATGATAAAAGAGGACCAATTGATTTGTCTAATAATTTTTATAAAGAAAATAATTATAATTATGATTCTGCGAATTATCAATTAACTGAAGAGGCAAATTTTTTTGAATATTTAATTTATATTATTAAAACATTATTTAATAAACTCTCTATTATTGAAAATGAAAATACTATAGCAATTAAAAATAGTATTAATACATCTTTAACTGAGCAAATAGTAGATATAAAATATTGGACCTATGTATTTAAAACAGAAACTGAGAGAGATTATTTAGTGAAACTAGGCGAATTACAAGGAGAGAAATTTCATAACATATTATTAACTTTAAATATGCCAAATGCTAATGAAACAACTCTTAATGAAACAAATGCTAATGAAACAAATGCTAATGAAACAACTCTTAATGAAACAAATGCTAATGAAACAAATGCTAATGAAACAACTCTTAATGAAACAAATCTTAATGAAAAAAATGCTAATCAAGCAAATGCTAATGAAACAACTCTTAATGAAACAAATGCTAATGAAACAACTCTTAATGAAACAAATGCTAATGAAACAAATATTAATATAGAATAATCAATTAATAACTAGAATTCAGAGTTAAACAATAGATGTTTCTAAAAACTTTACTAAACTCTCTTTAAGGGGTTTAGCATCATAATTATAAACTTCGCTTTTATAAATTAATTTTATAGTAGGATAATTTTCTACTTTATATTTATCGGCAATAGTTGAGTTTTTATCACAATCTATTTTTGTTAATGTAATTATATAATCATTTTTATTATTTTCTTGTTTTATATGATCTTCAAATTTTCTAATTTCTGTTAATGCTTGTTTACAATAAGGGCACCATTCTGTATAAAAATATAATATTAACACATCATTTGTTTTTGTTCTTGAGTCAACAAATTCCCTATTTACTGAATGATTTTTTGTAATAAAATTTTTAATATAATTATTATATACAAAAAAAAAGACAGTAATAAATACTATAATTAATATTATTACCAATAAAAGTTTTCTTTTATCATAAAAAATTCCATAAAACAAATTTTTAGAGTTTTCTAAATAACTATTTAAACTATGATTTAACATATTTATATATGTTTAATAAATAAATTAATAACTATTTAACATATTATTTGTAATAATTATTTGTAATAATTATTTGTAATAATTATATGTAATAATTATTTTATTATTTATTATTAGTAACTATAGTATGATAAAAACACATAAAAAAACTATAATAAAAAAAAATAAAAGTACTAAGAAAACATATAATAGTAATGATTATAATAGCGGTGATGGTATGTTAACTAGTGTATGGGGTCCTAGTTTGTGGCATTATTTACATTTAATGAGTTTTAATTATCCAATTAATCCTACAAAACTACAAAAAAAAAAATATAAGCAATTGTTGTTAAATTTTCAATATACACTACCTTGTAAATATTGTCGCATAAATCTTACAAAAAATTTTAAAAAATTTCCATTAAAAGATATAATATTTAAAAATAGAAATAATTTCTCGCGTTATATTTTTAATTTACATGAACAAATTAATAAAATGTTGGGAAAAAATTCGGGTTTAACATACTGTGAAGTGCGCGATAACTATGAACATTTTAGATCAAGATGCACTATTGATAAACCTAAACTATTTAATTATACTAAAAAAAATAAAGAAAAAGGTTGTACTACACCTATGTATGGAAAAAAATCAAAATGTATAATAAATATTGTTCCACAAGAAGAAAAATGTAAAACTTTTAATATAGATAAAAGATGCTTAAAACATAAATAAAAATAATAAAATTATAAAATTATAAAAATTAAAATATAGTAATATAATATAATATAAATGAAACAAAGACGTTCAAAAAGATTTATGGGTATTAAAAATTTTGCCAAGTTATCAAAAAAAAAATTATTAAGTTTAGTAAAAAGATTTACACAAAGAAATAAATATACAAAACAAAGAGGAGGATGAGGCGGAAGTACATTAGTTAATAATGTATAATATTCAAACAAGTAAAAATAATACTTACATGAAAATACTATGATAAAAACTATTAGCTAATAGTTTCATAATATTTGAGACACAAGTATATTATAAATATTAATTAATATATTAACTTGTAATAACTAATATATTAATTTTTTTTGTAAAAATTCAAATTTTTACATACCAAATGAACTGAAATCCGTCAATACTGGTCTAGGTATAAATTCGGGGTCTGTATTTTCTTGCGTAGAATCAGAGAATAATAGTGGAGGTTGATATGGAGGAGTTCTTTCCCTCATAAAATTTTGATTTCTAGTAGCACTAGTTCCACTAGTTCCACTAGTTCCACTATTACCACTATTATCTCTATTAGTATTACTTCTATTAGTATTATTTCTATTAGCATTCCTATTTCCTAAATTTGAAACCAAGTTATTACTCGTCTCTCTTATAATTAGATTATCGTCACAAACTCTACCCAAATTTTGGTTTAAACACATACTTGATGTCATAGTCGGTGTTATATTTGGACCAAATAATGTATTAGCATAATCTAGAGGATTCATTGAATTAATAGGATTTACTAGTGGATTAGAAGGTAAATTCATTGCTGTTTCAAAATTATTATAAATTGGAGGAATATAACTAGAACCAAAAGCGCCCTGTCTTAATAAATATAAATTAAAGTCATTATAAAAACTAGGATTATTTGTAGGCACTGTATTAGCAGATGATTCTGTTCTTGGAATTGTTGGTGCATAAATTTCTCCATTTTTTATAATAACTTCTCTATTTATTGTCAAAAAAAAATTTGATAATTTTACATTACTTAAATCATAAAAGTTTCCTGAATTTTCTACAAGTATAATATCCGTGGTGTTAATATTTGAAGTATCTATTACAGATATTGTGCTTATATCTAACATAATAGTTGAACTTGCTCTAATATTTAGCAATGATATATCGGTTTCTGTATTATAATAGCTCATTAATAAATTTCTTTGTCTAAAATTATTTAAATTTCTATTTAATGTAGTTACATTATTTGAACTTTCTAATATTAATCCGGAAGGTAAAGTTGATAATTTATATTTGTATTTAGTGGTATTTAATTTATAATAATTATAACTTGTATCAGTGTCAATATTTATAAAATATTGATTAGCGGTATTAGTAAAATTAGCAAAAGATTCTTTTACATTTGACATATTTACAAAGATAATGCACGACAATATTACAAATATTAATAACAGAATTATTAACAAATTATTTTTTTTAAAATTGACAATCATATTATATTATATTAAATATATAATAAAAATTTTCTTTATAACTTTAAATGTCTAAAATTATTAAATCTATTAAATCTGTAAATTGTCTTCAAAAGAAATATAATACTTCAAATTCGAATATTATGGAAATTGGAATTGATGAAGCTGGAAGAGGTCCTATGTTTGGTAGAGTTTATAGTGCTGCCGTTATTTTGCCCAATAATGAAGAATTTAAATATGAATTGTTAAAAGATAGCAAAAAATTTACTTCTGAAAAAAAGATAAATGACGTGGCTGATTATATTAAAACTAATGCGTTATTTTGGAGTGTATCATATGAAGATGAAAAAATAATTGATTCTATAAATATTAGACAAGCTACTTTATGTGCTATGCATAAAGCAATAACTGAGTTATTAAAGCAAAATAACAACAGCGCAAATTTAAATATTAATGAATGTTATTATTTATTAATAGATGGTAATGATTTCAAACCTTACACATATTATTGTGAAACATCGCATATTATTAAACAAATTAATCATATTTTAATTGAAGGCGGAGACAACAAATTTTGTTCAATTGCCGCAGCATCAATATTGGCTAAAGTAGAGCGCGATAAATATATTCAAGAAATATGTACTAACTTTCCTAAATTAAATATTTATTATGGATTATTAACAAACAAAGGATATGGAACATCTAAACATATTGAAGGAATAAAAAAATATGGAATTAGTAAATGGCATCGCACGACTTATGGTTGTTGTAAAGAAGCACATATAAATGATGATGAATTGTATAAAGATTAAAAGATTACTCGAAGACGCCGTGCCCAGTTAGTTTTATACTCCTTGTCTTTAGATTTTGATTTTTTATTATGAATCAATAATAAGCGCATTTTTTCTTGCTTGTTTTTAATAACTTCAATTGTCTTTTTAATTTCATTTATTTGATTTGATAACTTTTGTTTCTTTGCGTTTTGCTTACTCTTAAAACTAGAATAATGCTTCTTATATGTTTCATAATTGTAATCGTCGTCTGATTCTTCTTCTTCATTTACATAATCTGGGTCTTTTGGATCATCTTCTTCCGAACTTGAAGAATAATAATCTTCTTCTTCAGACTTAGTATTTTCTAATGTCATAGCGTGTTCTTTAAATGGACTAAATTGAACTTCCCAATATAATGGATCATCATAAACCATTAAGCATTTGTTATTTTCAATAGCACTATAAAAATTATGCGCACCTTGATTATCGTAATAATAATCAACATTAATTAAAGCATAACAATAATTATATTTATCTTCAACATAATATTCTGGTTCAAGGTGTTTAAAAACTTGGACGTTCTTAATTTTCGCAATATTTAAATCTTCAAAATACTTAATAATAGTAGGAATGTCTTCATAAACAACATAATCAGGAATGTAGAGCATTTTCTTTGAAAACATAGATGACATAGATGACATAGATGACATAGTTATAATAATTTAATTATTAAATATTTAATTTTTGAAATCAATTTTTTTTTATATTTTTGTAATTTTTTTGTTTAAAAAAATTGAATTCTTTTTTATTATTAATAAAAAAGATATCTTGCACATTATAAGAAAAAATAACAATGCCCTGTGTAATTACCAATTATTTGTTAAGCGAAATTTTTAATAGGCAAAATATTGAGAAGTTTTATAAAACATTAATTACTAAACATTATTATTGTGAAGATGATTTTAAATTAAAGACTAATTATGCAATTTTATTGTTTGTTGATACATTATTTTTAGATAAAATTGGCGGTTATAAAGGGTTAAATGTACTAATGCATGCCCAACAATGCGAACTGTATGAATTTATAGCAGACAATCGCTTAAAAATTTTTCATTATGTAACTTTTAAAGCATCTGCACATAATGATTTAACTGGACTACGATTGCTTGTTGATGAGTTTAAAAAAGATAACTGGATTGTGCTATTTGGTCATTATTTATATGATAAAACATTGGATTTACTAAGTAGCAAAGAGGATTGTTTTGACATAAAAAACAAAATATATGCTATTATTTGTAGTCTTAAAGAAGCACTGGTAATAAAAGAAGCAGAATCAAAAAAAGCAGAACTATTATGTGATGCTTGCGAAAATGACTGCGCAATTTGTTTATGTGCTATGGATAGTAATAGTACTATTACAACTTTATGTAAGCATAGTTTTCATATAAAATGCTTATATCCAATGTTTGATGAGGCTGTAAAAGAAAATACAAAACAACCAAAAATTAGTTGTCCGTTATGTCGTGCTGATGTTTTTATAAAGTCAAAAATAACATTTAAGGAAATAGTGAATTATTAAAAAGGTAACAAAGCAAAACAAAGCAAAACAAAGCAAAACAAAGCAAAAAATTTTTTTTTAGACAATACAATACACAATACAAGTTACTATCTAATTAACATCAGCACGACACAAAGGACACGGAATACAATCCTTGTTGTAATTTTCCTCTTGATCAAAATATGCGCGCTTGCACTTGTCTAAACATCTGCTATGGAATATATGCATACAAGCAGTTCTAACGCATATACGATCAATCGTGATATCATCCAAACAAATAGAGCAATCCCAATTTTCTTCATGCTGAAAGTCGTCGGGCAATAGCTCTAAATCTACATTATTAACCGAGTTACAAATATGAGGCAAGTTATATTGTGTCGTCCTAGTTTCGTTACAAAACCAAGAGAAATTATGATCGTAGTCACATTGCAAAACACGGTCTCCGTATTGTTGTGCCCACGAAATTGCCATGTTTGTCAAATTATCTTCAGTCTCCCAATCAATGCTCAACAACCAAATTAATGCCCGTTCTGCTGCGTCATAGAAGTGACATTCATTGAGAGCTCCATGTTCTAGTTCCTCCTGCCGTCCCTCTAAAAAGGTAATCATGAAGTCTCTCAACTCATCTGCGACAGCAGCCTCCAAACAACACTCAAACTTTGCAACATAGTTCTCATTATACCAGGAATGGTTTCTTATCCAGCAATTCATGATGGCCTCCAATTCTCTAGGAAGTTTCCGTACATCAAATCTACGTTGAATAGCCTCTACTGCTTCGTCGCCTACCGTGTTTATCCTTGTTCGTAACAGAACATCATCAATAATAAGTTCGCCAAACAAGCTCCGGATCTCGTCAAACATAGTGCTATTCTTTGCTCTTTTCTATATATATTTGTCGAGGCTATTTAGTTAGCTAAATAAAAAATAATTCAATTTTAAAAAAGTATAACAACAATATTTAAAATTTTTAAATAATAAAAATTAAAATAAAAATAATATAATAAAAATAATATAATAAAAATAATATAATAAAAATAATATAATAAAAATAATATAACAAAAATAAATAATAAAAATATATTATATATATAATATATTTTATTAATGGAGACAAATATACCTAAAATAATTTTTATTGTTCCATATCGTGATCGTAGACAAGAAAAGTGTATTTTTTCTGTATATATGAAATATATTATGGAAGATTATGACAAAAATGATTATGAAATATATTACAGTCATCAAATGGATAATAGACCATTTAATAGAGGAGCAACTAAAAATATAGGTTTTTTGGTTATGAAAAAAAAATATCCAAACAATTATCAAGACATAACTTTTGTATTTAACGATATTGATACGCTTCCTGTAAAAAAAAATACATTTGATTATGCAACCACTAAAGGAATTGTTAAACATTTTTATGGATTTAATTTTGCTTTAGGTGGAATTTTTTCAATAGTTGGTAGTGATTTTGAAAAGTGTAATGGTTTTCCTAATAATTGGGGATGGGGATTAGAAGATAATGCGATGAATGATAGAGTTTTACTAAATGAATTTATTATAAATAGACAACAATTTTATCCACGAAATACGAGAGAAGTTCTTCATTTATTTGATACTCCTAATAGAATAATTAATAATAAAGAACCAGGGAATTATGCTAGTAAAAAGTTGCATGATAATTTAAATAACATTCACGAAATAAGTTATACAATTGCTCCAAATACAACAGGCAATGAAAACAATACAAGCGAAAATATTAGCGAAAATACTAGCGAAAATACTAACGAAAATACAATCAAAAATAATAATATGAAAGTAAGTTCTATTGAACAAAAAGAATATATGATAAATATTTCTGACTTCAGAACATTAGTAAATCCAGCAAATGAAATTTTTTACACACAAAATACTTTTTATAATTCATCACTAACACCAAAATTGTATGAACGTACAATACATAAAAAAACATGGTCATTACATAATCGTTTTTTTTAATATTAAATTTAGTTATTAAATTTAGTTATTAAATTTAGTTATTAAATTTAGTTATTAAATTTAGTTATTACTTTATTTAAATAAATTAATAAAGTAATAAATTTAAAGTTAAAAAAAGCATATTATTTAGAATGCCTTATATTTTAGAAGTGCAAAAAATGGAATGGAACTCTAAAACTCGCCATATAGGATATATGAATATAGTTTTTGAAACAAAACAAGAAGCAGCCAATTATTATAATAAATTTAATTCACATATGTTACCAATAACTAATGAAAATAGATGGTGTAGTGACTGGGATCCCGAAACATATTTAATGTATATTATAAGAGAGCATTTTTATGAATATTTAAATATCACACCTTTTGAAAAAAATTTATTCGACAGTTACAACTTTGGCTAAGTTTCGCGGTTTATCTGGATTTAATCCTTTAGCAATAGAAATTTCATATGCAAGTTTTTGTAATAGCACAGTAAATATTACTTCATTATAATAATCCAATTTATACAATAATATATATTTATGTTCATCTATTTGTAATTCATCTATAACATTTTGTGAATTTGTTATCACAAATAAGTTTGTTTCTCGTCCTAGTATTTCATAATAAGTAGATTTTATATTAGCATAATTAGTAGTATCATTATAATCAATCAATAATAAAGTGAAATTAGAACTATCTAATAAAGCAAAAGGTCCGTGTTTTAATGAACCTGCGGAAAATCCTTCGCAATGAATATAAGTAACTTCTTTTATTTTTAACGCTGCTTCGCAAGCTATTGGGTATAATTTGTGTTTTCCCAATATAAATATATTATTTATATTATTATCAATAATATAAGTTATTAAAATAGTAATTTTATTCATAATTTTACTATCATTTAATAATTGTGTTGTAGAAGTTGAGAGAACCCTTAGATTGTTTAAATTTTTTATATTATTTTTCTCATTATTTACAAACCACATACTAATTAGACTCAAAACTATTAACATGCTAGTAAAGGATTTTGTTGATGCTACACTAATTTCTGATCCAGCATTTAAATATACACCGCAATCAACTTCGCGTGCTATTAGCGAATCTACTTTATTTATAATTCCCATTGTTACACATTTTTTTTGCTTACAAATTTTTAAACAATTATATAGATCAATTGTTTCTCCCGATTGAGATAAAAAAATACATAGAGTATTAGAGTTATTTATATTTCTACTATTTGGTAAAATATTTTCATTAAATTCACACGCATTAACGATTTTAACATTTACAAAATAGTTTATTTCATTAAAATAAATCTCTCCCAATATACAAGCATTAAAACTACTTCCGCAACCAATCAAATAAATAAACTCAATAGAACTAATATTATTTATTAAGTAGTCAAGTCCGCCTAATTTGATTATATTATTATTGATTCGTCCTCCATAATTATATGCTTTTTGTATTGTTTCTGGTTGCTCCATTATTTCTTTTAACATCCAATGACTATAATGTTTTTTGGCATTATGAAAATCTTCATAAATTGCCTTTTTTATACTATATTCATTGGTTTCATCCAAAAATTGATAATTATTATTATTAATTTTTACAATGATGTTATCATTCAATGGAATATAATCATATACTAATCCTATAAATCCATTTGTTTCCGAAGCACAAATTATATAATTAGTATTATATCCTAATAGTAATGGAGAACCCTTTCTTGTTATATAATACGTGTCTGGTATTTTTGTATAAATAATAACCAGAGCCCACGTTCCTTCCAGTTCTTGTAAGCTTTTCTTTAATGCATCTTCAAAATTTAAACCACTTAATATGTAATATTCAATTAAATTAGCAATAACTTCGCTATCTGTATCACTGTAAAATTTATAATCTTTTGCGAGCAAAAATTCTTTAATTACCAAAAAGTTATTAATTATACCATTATGAACTAATATAATATCTCCATTTTGTGAATAATGTGGATGCGCATTATAATCTGTTTTACCTCCATGTGTTGCCCATCTAGTATGTCCTAGCGCAAATTTAGAATAAATAGTGTTTTCTAATGTTTTTTTTTGATATATGGTTTTTAATAACTCAAAGCAATCTTTTTTTGAAGTAGATGCCTTTTTTAATATATCGTGCTTATTTGTATTTGAATTTATATAACATATTCCCATTGAATCATAACCTCTATTTTGTATTAATTCTAGACTATTAAAAATATGTTCCAAAGCATTCGTATTTTTTATAGCATATATAAATGTTATTCCACACATTTTTTAAATAATATATTAGTTAGTATGAAAGTTTTAATTATTAATATTAAATATAATAAATAAGTAATATTATTATTTTTAATTTCCCATTATTTTTAAAAATCTTCTCCAAATTCAAAAGTATTTACTTTGGAATCTTTTGTTGCGAGAGAATATTCGCTTACGCGATCTTCAAAAAAGTTTGTTTTTGTTTCAATGCTTATATTTTCCATCCATTCAAATGGATTTTTACTTTCATAAATTTTATCACCTCCTAGTTGAAGACTTAGGCGATCAGCAACAAATTCAATATAATCTTTCATTAAAACTTGATTCATACCAATTAATCTACAAGGAAGCGCTTCAGTAATAAATTCTAGTTCAATTGCTACTGCTTCGCTAATTATTTCATGAATTTTTTGTTTTTTGAGTGGTTTTAATAATTTACTATGTAATAATACAGCAAATTCAGTATGTAATGCTTCATCGCGAGATATTAATTCATTTGAAAATGTTAATCCCGGCATCAATCCGCGTTTTTTTAACCAATAAATAGCACAAAATGCTCCTGAAAAAAATATTCCTTCAATACAAGCAAAAGCAACTAAGCGCGTAGCAAAATTAGACTTTTTATCATTTATCCATTTAATAGCCCATGCGCCCTTTTTTTTAATACATTCATATTCGTCTAAAGCATTAAATAATTTAGACTTTTGCGTTTTATCTTTTATATATGTATCAATTAAAGTAGAATAGGCGATAGAATGAATATTTTCCATAGCAATTTGTAATCCGTAAAATGCTCGCGCTTCACTAAGTTGAACTTCGCCCATAAAACGAACTCCTAAATTTTCTAATACAATACCATCGCTTGCCGCAAAAAACGCCAAAATCATAGATATAAAATGTCTCTCATTATCATTCAAATTTTCCCAATCTTTATTATCTTTTGATAAATCAATTTCTTCGGCTCTCCAAAATAAATCTTCGGCTTTTTTATACATTTTCCAGATGTCTTGGTCTTTAATTGGAAACATTACATAACGGCTAAGGTCTTCTTGTAATAATGGTTCTATAATATTTTTATTCATCCTAAATAATATATGTATAGATTTTTATATTTTTTTTATATATTATTTAGGATTTTTTTAATATATTATTTAGGATTTTTTTCTATAATTAATTTATAAAACATGAATTTAAAATTACCAAAAGGGATACACTATATTTTATATTTAGTAGTTTTAGTTTTACTTTTATTATTAGTAATGAATCATTTTAAAAAATCTAATGTAACAGAATCCAATGTAATAGAAGGTTTACCCGCAGGGAGAAGGGGAGGAGGAAGCAATAGATATTATTGGCGCTGATGATATCTTATTGCCAATAACTTGTTGTCGTTACAAATAAATAGAAGATAAAGAAGAGTTTTATGTTAAATAATGTACGTATAAATTTATATTTATATTTATATTTATATAAATATGAGTTTTAATATGAATATGAAATTCAAATTACCGAGAAACATTATTTCTAATGATGTTCTAAAATATATTTTATATTTAATAACTTTAGCATTAGCAGTAAGTTATATTATTAATGAAGAAAATATAGCACTTATAAGTTTAGTGCTAATTGCTAGTGGAATATATGTAATGAATAAAAATATTGTCATTGCTTTATTAATATCAATAATTAGTACTAATTTATTAGTAGCAATGAATTATTTTAAAAATATTGATGTAGTAGAAGGTGTTCAAAGTGGTTCTAATTGTTGCTCCGGACAACCATTTTATACTTCTAATTTATTAGTTTATAATACTTTAAGTAATAATATTAGAAATAGAAGTACTTGCCTTACTATTGAAAGAGACATAAGCGCACATATTGCGACTATTGCCAACGATAGTTCACAACTAAGATCTTTTTTTACTTCATTGTATGATAATAACGATTATGTAAATGCAACACGCATATGTAATACTATGAATTTAAGTGGTTCTATGTATGATATGAAAGGATTATTATTTAAAAAATCTAATGTATCTTCAAATGTTATAGATGATCCCACTATATTACCTAAAGACATATTAGATTTAATAGCAACAAGTAATATTAAAAGTATTTTGAGTGAAAGTAATAAAGTGATTTTAGATCAAACTATAATAATACCATTAGAACGTTTGAATAGAGTTTTATTTGATAAATCAAGAGACAATAATTTACAAAGACCTATAACTATTTCAGATTTAACAACTCAAGACAGAGAAGAATTAACAAGTATAATAACTAAACTAAAACTATTATATACTTCATCTAATATAAATTTATTAACAAAAATAGATAGTACTTATACATTATATAACAATAATAATCAACCCGTAGTTAATAATGGGGTAGCATATTCATTAATTAAAGATCAATATTTTGATTGTTCTGGTGCTATTAATAATACTAATATTGGAACGTTTTCAACCGCCAATATACTAGAATTAAGCAATAATGATTATTTTGGAACATCGGGTATTCCTGCTTCAAGAGGCGGATTAGGAGATGCTAGTTATAATCCTTATGGAACAATAACGCAAGCCGATTTATATCCAAGTAATAGAGATTTAGAAATGGAACTGCGTAGATTAGAAACTATACCCTCATCCGGAAATGCTCCTGTTAATATTATAAGTACTTATTTAAGCGCCATAAATACTTTTTATGAAAAACAAATTCAAAATTTAACAAATAGTAAAAGTACTACTTTTAGCCAACCACCAATAAATGATATATATAGTATTAGAACAATGAAACCTACATTTTTTACATATGATAATTGTTATAATAATACTTATCAATGTCAAGATAGTATAACTGGAAATTCAGCATTTAAATATTGTGGTCCAGCAGCCTACTATGAAATTCCAAAATTTTAAAATAATTTTATAGTTACAATTTTATATTATATTATATTGTATTATATATAATGTATGGTTATGATCCTATATTTTTAGAAAAAAGATTATTAACAGAGTGGTTAGATGAATCGGAAGATAACATTTTAGTAATTTTTGATAAGCAAAAATTGAGATTTTCTGCGTCACCAAGTAATAGTAACGAAAATAAATCGAATGATAAAGTTTTTTGTTTAAAAAAACAATTTTTGTTCAATCCAGAAATAAAAGACATATTTATAAAGTGTATTGTAGAAAATAACCAACTTATGGTAAAAAAGACATATAGTAATAAAACTACTTATAATAATATTGGATATTACATTAATAAAAATGTGCTAATTGATATTAAAGCTATTAAACCTTCATTACATAATGAGCGCATTTTTAAAGTTTCAATAAATACAGAAAGTATAGATGAACCAGGAGAAAATATGTATATTTCAAAAGAAACTTTAGCATTATCTAAAATTGGAGTATTTAAAAACAAAGAAATAAATGTAATGGATAAAAAAATTACTAAAAAAAATATACCATATAAAGAAGACGTTTATTTTGAAAAGTTATTATCAAGAGCATTATATGATTATTCTTATAAATGGGATGGACCAATAAATTCTTATTTACGAACAGGTCTCCCTTATTTTTTGACTCCTATTTTTAATCAAACATATAAAGTTTATGGAGACACCAAAAAAGAAGCTTGTTTAGCAATTTTAGCTAAAGTAGAAGATTTAGATAGAGCATTTTTAGAAGCAGCACCAAGGCATGAAGACTCTACAAAAGCATATTTTAGAGGAATGAAACAACCTTTTGAAAATTTTACAAAAGAAGGCGACTCAATAACAGTTCCAAATTTTATGTCTATTACTACAAACTTTAAGGTAGCAGTGGGATTTTCAGGAATTAAAAAAGTAGGACAAGCATTAGTAAATAATTGCTGCGTATATAAAATTTTGATATCAAATGGTGTACCGTATGTAAATATGATAAATACAACTAAATACAAACACGAAAATGAAACATTATTACCAAGAAATTTAAAACTAACTTTTATAAAAAAGTCAACATTGCCACATCAATATTATGGTGAAATTCCAGTAATAGTTATAAGTGTTTCATTACAAAATAATGATCAATTTAAAATTTTTACTGGTTGTAGTAAATTTTATTTAGGAAAATTAATTTCTGTTAAGTCATCATATTTAGACTCAATTAATAAATCAAAAAAAGATAAAACCAAATCAAAAAAAATTATTGTAGAAAAAGTTATTGTAGAAAAAATTATTCCAGATAAAGTTATTGTAGAAAAAGTTATTGCCGAGCAAGAACACATAGCAAAGAAACGAGAACGATGTCCAAATGGCACTCGTAAAAATAAAATAACTAGTCTATGTGAGCCATTACCTATAAGTTTTAATACAACTAATTCTCCTAAAAGTGAAAATAAAACATTGAAGCAAAAAACTAAATCTAAAAGGTGTCCTAATGGTAGTCGAAGAAATAAAATATCTGGACTGTGTGAAAAAATTAATGAGGTCTAAATTAGGTCTAAATTAGGTTTAAATTATTTATTTCTTTTATTATTTCTTTTATATTATTATTTATAAATAATAATATGAGAGATTGTTGTGCTAGCGCAAAAAGAGCAAAAAAATGTAAAAGAAAAGATGGGAAACTATTTAGTCTTCCGCGAAAATTTACTAAAAAACGGTGTGCGCATATTAAGGGTTTCACTATGCGTTCATCGTGTGCGCCATATAAATATTGCTAAATTTATTTACTGTAACTATAGAATAAAAATGCTCCGGTAGCTCCTAATAACTGTGCAATTACATATACTATGAATTTGGAAACATTTATTTTTTTAGATAATAGCATCATATAACTTACTGCTGGATTGAAGTTGCCTCCAGAAACTTTGCCACCAAAATAAATAACGGATGCTAAAGTAATACCGATTGCTAAAGGATCGCCTGACATTAAAATTACTGCCAAGAAAATAAAAGTTCCAATAAATTCTGTGAAAAATTCTAACAACATTTTATATATATAAAAAATATAAAAATATAAAAATATTAAAATAAAAATTATTAAAAATTATTAAAAATAAAAATATTAAAAATAAAAATAAAAATAAAAATATTAAAAATAAAAAATAAAACCTAAATATTATGAATAAAGTCGGAGCAAAATCTACTATTTATGACCCCGATACTAATTCTGTAAAGCATGTTCAAGAAACATATGATGGGCGACCTTTTTTTAGAAAAAATTATGGCAAACCTAATATGTTCTTGGAATATTCAAAAAAAGCAGAAAGTGCTATAGTTAAAATATTAATGGAACATCCACATCCAAATATTGTTCATTATTATGACATTAATACTCAGTATGCCGACATGGAACAAGTAGATACATATAAATCAAATCCATTATTATTAGAGAAACCTGTTATGAGACGCGAAGACTTAAATGAAATAATAGAAGTAATGAGTACAGTAAAAGATTTTTTACAAGCACTAGGAATTATGTATGTAGATTGGAAATTCGATAATATGGGAAAATCTGTAGATGAAAAATATAAATTGTTCGATTTTGATGCGTCTGGACTAATTGATTTAAGAACGCAACAATGGAAACTTCAGGCCAATCCTATATATTGGAGTTATAGAGAGGCAATAAAAAATGGAGCACAAACACCAAAAGAAATAGATGATTGGTCTTTTAACCACAATATTATTGAAGAAGGGGAAAAATTGGTTACAATCATATAAATGAAAAATTTTACCATAAATAAACATGACTCAATATTTTAGCATTATAGTAACCTTTTGATTTTCTTTTTTCTAATGCTATTGCTTGTCCTCTTTTTTTTGTTCCAGAGTGCCGATTAAAATAATTTTGCATACGTTTGCGATCATTATGATTTTTATAAGCATATAATTTTAAAGGTGTTCTGTCTTTAAATTGTTCATAATCTGATGCGCCAAAATGTATTTTGCGTATTTTTTGTGTTGTTTTATTTTTTACATATGCTGTGTATTTTTTTCCACTTATTTTACTTCTCTCAAATTTAATAATTTTTTCATGCATATTATATTTTATTATATATAAAATATTTTTATTATATATATATTAAAAAAATTTTATGATTGTGCCTATTAAATATTTGCCTAAAAATATAACTAAGAAAGATAAAAAAATAATAGTAAATGAATTAAAAAAATCGCGCAAAGCTTATAAAAAAAAAAGTTATTATACACGAAAGCAAATTTCTTCATATAAATCCAAACCTTCACAACACATATTGAATGTAAAAAAAATATACAATCTTGATAAATTAGTAATTAATTCTAATCTCTCAAAAAAAACTGGATGTTCTATAAATTCATTACGCAAAATTGTAAATAAAGGACAAGGTGCTTATTATTCCTCGGGTTCAAGACCTAATCAAACTAGTCATAGTTGGGGACTTGCGCGTTTAGCCAGTTCTATTAGTGGTGGAAAAGCATCGGCAGTAGATTACAAAATATTAGAACAAGGATGTAGTAAATCATCTAAAGCACTAAAATTGGCCAAAAAAGCCAGAATAAAATATAAATTTGGAACGCGTAGAGTAAAAAAAACAAAATTTTTATAAATTATTTACTTATTTACTTATTTACTTATTTACTTATTTAGCATATACTAATCCAGCAAAACCATTTTGAAACAATAACATATTATATTTTTCTTCAATAACATGTAAATTATAATTATATTTATAAATACTAGTAGGATCTTTTGTTACTCCTATAATAGCGCCAGTTTCTGGATCACATATTGTAATAAAGTTTGAACTTATTGGATCAATAGGAGGATTACTGTAATTATTGTACTCAAATTCAATTGTTTTAAATAAATTAGTATTAAATGCACCGTTTGGTTGTAGTTTAAATGGGTCAGTGGTTAATGAAAAATTGTAACAATATAATCCAGTTTTTAAACATGTTCCATTAGATTTAGTGTATTTTTCTATTTTACTAAAAATATTACTATCAAAATCTTGTTCTCTATATTTTCCATCACAAATTATAGCAAAATTTTTCATTATTTCACATTGATTAGTTTGTGAATATATGTCTGGAGTGTTTCCTGTTATATAAATATTTTTTGAAACATCAATACCTCCAATACCACTATAACTAAAATATGGAGTGTAATATTTGTAGTTAGACGCTATTCTTAATTTTTCTAAATCATTTGGAATTTTGTCTTCATATAACCAATTTGTATAATTAGACCATTCATTACGAGAAGCAACATCACTTCTTTGGAAATACCACATCCAACTGCATATTAAACCTTTAGATTCTATTTTTATTTTATTAGATTTTATGGCTTTTTCAAAATTATATTCATTGATTTCTCGTATTAAATAACTCTGACTATTTTGAGCAAAATGTTTTCGCTCTACTTCTTCTAAAAAACATTGTGTACATATTAAATGTATGTTACTATTGATAATTGTGCCATAATTTCTATAAGTGTCATCAGTACTATTTAAATCTTTAACCGGCGGAGGATGTATAAATCTTTTAAATTGATAAACTAACTCGTTTTGATTTGCTTGAATTTGTGGAAAATTATTATATGGTATAGAATTTGTAGAATTATCAAATAATACATCTTTTATTGTATATAATTCCATAATAGGTCTTAATGTAAAATCAATAACTAACTCACTATATTGAAGGCATATTAGTGGAAATGCCATTAAAGACGACATAGAAAACCAACTATTTATTGGTATATATAAATTATAATCTGCAATTGATGGCTCAATACCGCTTATATCAGGACTAATACTATCAACATTAAACGCATTTGGATAATTATTATTTCTATTAGCAAACTTGGAAGGTTCATTTAATTCATTAATATTTCCTGTCATTTTATCAAATAATGCTTTTTTATTAGCATCATAATCGCGTTCTACAATATTTTGTAAATAGTGACCACTAAATTTTTGAATTGTTATACCGTCAATTGTTATATTAACTTCTTTAATTATTTGGCAACCAATATTTTTAATCCATTTAAACTCATATGGTCTATATTCGTTGTTATATTTTAAAATAGGACTCCATATTTTGGGTAATTTTATTACTAAATAAATATCCATTAGTAAATCTCCATAACGTAAAATTTTGAAACTATATTTGGTAATTTTAGTAATATCTAATTCTGTTTGTCCTACTTGATCGATTCTAAATTTTTGTAATCCAAAATTAGTATATTTAGAATATGTTGATTTAAAAAAACTTTTAGTTGGATTGCCAGTTAAAATAATATTTTGATTTCCTAGCGCTATTAAATTTAATAACCCACCTGCCATTATATTAATTAATATAACATTATAATTTTTATTTATGTCAAAATATATTTAAAGTTTTACATAGTAATTATAATATATAGTAATTATAATTATTATGAATCGACCAGATAACTTTTTAGATCAACGTGCTATGAGAAGTGAAGAAAAGATCGCGTTTTTATCAGATAAAAATAGTCGGAAACCTCAAGTTGTTAATCTGGCGGATCTTGCTGATATTGCCAGTGGTCGCCTTCCAGTTAATAACTCTATAAATGACTCCGCATTAAACGGGGTAATGACTTTAGCAAATACGATTGGATTTATAAATAATAATAGACCAAAATTGATAATATTAACACTTATAATTCTTTTTATAATAACAATTGTTTTAATTAGTATTGCATTTGATAGATTAGGACTAAAAGATAGATCGTGTGACAGATTACATAGTATATATGGTGAAAAAAAAACAAATAAATCTTATTTTAATGATAGATATAATATTAAATCCGATGCTCGACTTATATTTGATAATTCAAATAGTACATTAATTAATTTTTTGGTTAAAAGCGCATATAATTGTTGTTGTGGAGATGGATATAAAGATAATTTTGTTGCCATATGTGCTTTAGAAAAATGTATTGCAAATGGCTGTAGATTCTTAGATTTTGAAATTTATTCATATAATAATGATCCTATAGTTGCTTCGTCTATAGCTAACAGTAATTATATTAAACAAACATATAATGCTTTACTATTGAGCGAAGTTTTAGCTAGCGTAACGGAAAATGCTTTTGATAAAATTGAAACAGATTGTGCTAACGATCCGCTAATATTAAATTTTAGAGTAATGAGCACAAATTTAACTATGTTAGAAAAAATGGGTAATTTATTTGAAGAATATTTAGATAGAGATGATACTGAATTTAAAGTAACAACTTATAAAGATAATACGCTATTAAATAGTGTTAAAATGAGCGAATTATATAAAAAAATTATAATTATTTGCGATCTTAATCCTGACCCTAACCTTATTATGAATCCTAAATTAGCAAAATTGAAAACTTATATTAATTTAAAAGGAAAAGGATTAGAGTGTAATACTTATAGACTTAATGACATAATTGCTAAAGGGAATAGAGATAATAATCCTGCTTTTGTTACTGAAACAACAAGAAAATATACAATAGTATTACCAAATATAATAGACAATTCAATATCAAATTTTGACAGTATGAATTCTATTTATTTTGGATGTCAAGCAATATGTATGAAGCATCAACAAGATCCAACAAAAGATAGTAATTTAGAACAATACAATAAATTTTTATTTGAAAATGCAACATTTGGTAATTATTCTTGGAGATACAAAGGGTCATTTTAATGTTTTAAAATACAAATCTTTTAAAATTTATATAGCATAAAATAATTAAATATGAAACTATTGCTAAAATAATTACTGTTAGCCATAGAGGTATTATAGTTTTATTTTTATAACCTATACCAAATTCACGAGGTTTGCCATTTTTATCAAAAATTATATTTGGCTTAGTTACCATTATTATAGCAAATAATAGTAAAAATACTATTATTGACACTAAATTTATATTTGTTACAACAAATTTTCTTAACATATTTAATATTATATTATATTTATAATATTAAATATTGCCCGTATTAAAATTTCCTAAATTTTGTTATTTACATTATTTTTATTGTAGAGTTAAAGTAATAAAATCTTTATTTTCTTCTTTTAATGCCGTGTGACTTTTTTTTACCTTGTCCAATATGAAATGCATTTTGTGGATTCAGTAATGGAACATTTATTACAATCTGTTCTATTGGTTCGCGCATAGCATCTACAATTAAATTAAGAAGTGCTATTAAATTTCTGACGTCTTCACTAGTTTGTGGAGGAAATTTATTTTCATCACTTAACATATTTCTTAATAAAACTATTTGTGGATAAATAGTAGGTAGATGTAACAATTCGTCTACAGTTGTATCAAGAGGTATAGTTCTTAATATATCATTTTTTATACTAGTTATTGTATTTGGGTTTGGATTTAGTCTTCTTAAAACAATTGATAATCTTATTAAATTGTTATAAAAATTACCTATTTTGGTTTTAAGACGGCGTGCTTCGAGTGTAGTTATAAACTTGGATGTTGTATAGGTTTTATATATTTTATCCGCAATATCTGGTGCTACATTTAAACCAGTTACAGTCTTTTTTATTTGCTTAAGTCTTCTTTCTGTATTAATCCTAGATACAACACCTGCTTTAATTCTTTTTTTTAATGTTTTACGCATTTAAAATACATAAATATTTTATATAAAATATTTATGTAATAAAATATTATATATAAATAGTATAAATAGTAAAAATAGTATAAATAGTATAAATAGTAAAAATAGTATAAATAGTAAAAATAGTATAAATAGTATAATAATTCCTATAAACTTGACTAGTATTTAGTTCTTCTAGTTCTTCTAGTTCTTCTAGTTCTTCTAGTTCTTCTAGTTCTTCTAGTTCTTCTAGTTCTTCTAGTTTTTTTATATAATTTACCACCGAATTCTGGTCTCATATCATCTAATTCTTCTTCTTCTGGTATATTACCAATATCTGGAACATCTTCGCGTCGCCGAGTATAGATAGATAATTGTTTATGAAAAAATTTAAGCATATTGGGTGGAAAAATAGTTGTATATCTATCAGAAAATACTGATAGCAATAAGCTTCGTAATTCACTTATATTTGTATCAAATCTGCTGTCTTCATAATTATAATCACGATTTCCATCTGGACGAAGCCGTACTATAAGATCCCTAGTTTGTATTGCTTTATCTAACATCTCATCAATTAAATTATTGACATTGTCAGGAATAATTCTTCCTATTATTATATTAATAAACTTTCTAGCAGTTAAGACAAATTTTGTGCGATCACTAGTTTCATGAATAGGAATAAGGTATCTAATACGTTCCATATGCTGTATATTAGACATACTCGTCGGTTCATTGATGGTGACTTCGGGTATGGCAACTTCGGGTATGGCAACTTCGGGTATGGCAACTTCGGGTATGGGGGGGGCGTCTAGTCCGGGTCGGCCTCCTCTTAATATTCTTTTTGATTTATGTTTTTTGCCTATTAACTTTTTTGTTCTAAACATTATATATAATATTATAAAATAAAATATTATAAAATAAAATATTATAAAATAAAATATTATAAAATAATATAT